TGATGGCGCGCAAGGAGTTCAGCAAGAAGACCAAGCGTGACGCGTTCTTGCGCGCGAATGGTCATTGTGAGGGCGAGGGGTGCACTGCAAAGCTCTCACCAAACAAGTTCGCATACGACCACATCGACCCGGACGGCCTCACTGGCGAGCCAACGCTTGAGAACTGTCAGGTGCTCTGCGACGCCTGTCACAAGGTAAAGACCAAGCTCGATGTGAAGCACATCGCTCAAGCGAAGCGTCGCGAAGACGCCTCTCGAGGAATTCGCAATGTGTCCAGGATGAATTCGGCGCCGTTTGCCAAAGCCCCGCCTCAATGCAGCGCCTCCCGCCCCCTCTCCAAGCCCCCGCTCCCCAGAAATGGAATCCTGTGATGGGAACGAGCCCCGCCCGCCGCGCAAGGCTCTATGCCCGCCGCGCAGAAAAGGCGGCTCTTGCAGACGCGCGCGCCGAAGAACTCCGGTCTCAAGGCCATGCCTGCCGCGATTGCAAGCATCGCCGCAAGATCATGGATAAGCACGTCTGTGAGCTAGACAGCGATTTCGGCAGCAAGACTGTCGTCCCCCTGGAATATGTCTGTGAAAAATGGAGCGCCCGCGCATGACCACGCTCACCCCAGGCGGGCAAAGGCTCGCGGATGCTCTCGCTTCCGGTCCGACGAAAGAGCACCGGGGCCACTGGCGCTGTCCGGCTTGCCCAAGCCGCTCCTACGACGTCATCTCCGAGCGCAAGGCTGACGGCAGCTTCGCCCCGAGCCGCTTTGTCCGCTGCCTCGACTGCAAAGGCGTGTCTCCGGCCCTCGAACCCACCGCTGGTGGCGATGGGGGCCTGCGGGAGGCGCTGATCCGCCTGTCCTCCCTTGAACCGCTTGGCGGCTCTGGAACGGATTATGACGAGCTTGCCGCGCGAGTGAAGTTTGCCCGCAACGCCCTCGCCCAACGGCCCGCGCCCCAGGCGCTAGTCGCCGATGCGGCGGGGCTGGGCCGTATCCCATTCCAGACTCTTCAGGCGGAGCCAACACCACCGGAAGAGGCAAAGCGGCTGCTAGTCCAGCACGCAAAGAATGCGCTCGCCGACGTGCTGCTCAAGTATGCCCCACAGTTCGACTACGACAACGCGGCCATGGCCGACGCCCTCTTTGAAGCCGGAGCCCTGGTTGACGCCGCCCTCACGCCCCCGCAGGCGGCGCGGCCTGGGGATGGGGAGGGCCTGACACTGAGGGCGCTTCACACGGCCAACATCGACCGGCAGGCCGAGTGGTGCCCGGATCAGGTGCCGGACCTGTCTTTCCGGGGCAACGAGCTTGCCGGCGAGACGGGAGAAGCCTGCAACGTCATAAAGAAGCTGGAGCGCGAGCGTCAGGGCTGGCGCGGCTCGCGGGCGACCCTGAACGACCTCGCCGAGGAACTGGCAGATGTCGTGATCCGCGCGGACCTTTGCGCGGTGACGGCCGGCATCGACCTCGACGCTGCTGTGGTCGCCAAGTTCAACGCCACGTCGGACAAGGTCGGCATTTCGGTTCGGCTCCCCGCCCCCGTCCAGACCGATGCAGCGGAGGGGCGGTCGTGAGCGCAATTCCCTGCCCCCACTGCCGCAAGCCCTTCGACATGATTGAAGGTGAGCGTCTTCAAGGTCACGTCTCATATTGGGGTGAGGACGGGCCAACAGCCATCGACTGCCCATCCTGCGGCGTCGAAATCTACCTGAAGGAGCACGTCAGGCGCGAATGGTCGGTCGGCCGGACGCCGGCCGAAGCCGATGATCTCATGGCCGATCAATTCGATGGGGTGCCCGCATGACCCCTCCCGGAAACGACCTACGCGATGCGGTGGCGGCGCTTCGCAAAGAGGTTCGCGAGTGCATTGGCGAGACGATCCCTCTGCGACGGCGGTGGGTGTCCGCCATTATTGCCGGGCCGATTACCCGGCTGCTCACCCGCGCCCTCGCCGCCGAAACCGACCTCGCCAAGGCCCGCGCCGACTTGGAGCGGGTGACGGCGGAACGGGATGAGGCGGTGGCGGGCCTTACTCAGGCCGCGGCCAACATCGAGAAGCTGAGTGCCGCCATTCACAATGCTGCACCCGTTCTTGAGGCCCGCGCCCTCACCGCCGAAGCCGAGAACACCCGGCTCACCGCTCAACTGGCTGGGGCGGTGGAGGCGCTGACCGACATGCTTGCCGGCTGGCGGTACATCCGGGAGCACCACGGCGACCTTTACGGCGTCGGATGGGATCGGGCCGAACACAAAGCCGCAGCCGCCCTCGCCGCCTTTTCCCCGAACCCAAAGGACTCCACCCATGGCTGACTTGGGGAACCTGGCTTTGCTCCGTCAGGCAGCGAAAGCCGGGCACTTCCGCATCCGCTGCGAACCGCGACGCGAAGGCGCCGATCTAAACGCAGGCATGGTCTGGCCTATGCAGATTGAACTGCCGTGCATCAATGGACTCTCGTGCTGGTTCACGGTCGGCAACATCTACACGCCAGATCGTGCGGCTCAGGGCTACACGGACGGCGCTTTGAGCGACGACCTTGCTCGTGATTTTGCTGCGCACATCGTCGGCACTCTCGTCGCCCCGCCCGACGAAGCCCTCGCCCAGGCTGTCGCCGCCGCACGGGCTGAGACGGGGTGGCGACCGATTGAGACGGCACCGTGTGACCCCATGGTCGACTACGACTTCGACTTGCCCGGCAATGCTGATGAGGGGCTGGGCTACGCCACGGACACCGACATGGGCGTGATCGCGTTTCTCGTCTGGTGGACCCGCACCGGCCCAGGGAGCTCAAAGGTCACTCACTGGCGCCCCCTCCCAGCCTCACCCACGCCAGCCCAGACCGATACCGCTCCCGGAGGACGGGCCGATGGGTGAGCGCAAGGGACTGACGGAGGCGCCCACCGAGATCATGGTGCAGAACGACGGGTTCTTGGCGCTGCTCGTTGACGCCATGGAGGGCTACGACGGGCGCATCCAGGGTTTCCTGTATGCCGATCATCATGTGATCCGCGACCTGAACAAGCCGTGGGCCGAGCAAGAGATCTGGCGGCGCTCGGGTGAGTACGAAGTGACCCATGCCGCCATGATGAGGCAGATCGAGATCGAGAAGTTGCGGATCGCGGTCCAGCGCGCTTTCGCAATGATGGCAAACCCCTGGCCCGGCCAAGAAGATGAGGCTGCTCAGGCCCGCGCCGCTCTCTCTGAACGCGGGGGACGGTGATGAACAAACGAGCGCAAGATCGCATCGATCGGATTATGGGCGAGGCGTTCGACAAGGCCGCCACAGTACTTGAAGTCGAGTTTCGCAAATTGCTGGACGCCAAGCCGAATTGTTATTCGCGGTTCGTGCTGGCGGTTGGCTGGGGACCGTCACTGTTCGACGTAAATGGCAAGATCGTGGATGAAAGCGATGCCAACTGCTGTGCGTATGCCAGGCGACTACTAGAATACGCCGGTGATTTCTATGACAGATACGGGGCCGACAACCGGGAAGTCGTTCGTACCCCCACCGCACACCAGGGAACCGACGCGATGCAGGGAGGGGATCGGAATGGGTGAGGTGAAGCTGAACGAGATGAGCGACGCCGAACTGGTTTCCCTCATCGGGCGCGCGAACGCGATCCTGAGCGACCGCCGTCGCGCGCAGAACGCCGATGTCCAGCGAGCCGTGGCCGCTGCCAGCCGGTGCCCGCGCTGTGGATGCCCTGGCATTTCCGAGTGCCGCGCTCAGTCGTGGAAGTCGCAATGTGACGGCGGCGCCCGAACCAAGACACTGTTGGCCTCTCGGTCACTCGCCGGCCGCGCCGCCATCGCCAACATGGAAGCTGATGACCAGGGAGGGGAACGCAATGGGTGAGCACATGAGGCCGATTGCCTACCGACCCAAGGATGCCGCGACGGTTTTGGGCGTCAGCAAGTCCACGATCTACCAGATGATTGCGGATGGCGATTTGGAGGCGCGTAAGCTCGGAGCGGCCACGCTGATTAGTCACGATGAGCTAGCACGCGTGCTGGGCTCCGCGCCGCTGACGCCGTCTGCGAAGGCTGCCCAGGCGTCCATTAAATGACGCCGCTTCGCCAGGGCGTCACCGCGCCGATAGGCCCGTTCGGTCTCGTCTCCCGTGAGGTGAGCAAGTGCGGCCTCGGCAAGCTCCCCGGGGAAGTCTGTTTCGTTGTCCACCCAATCGCGGAAGGAGGATCGGAAGCCATGCGTCGTGACATCGTTTTGTCCTGCCTTCCGCAGCAACATGCCGAACGCCATGTCGCTCAGAACCTTCCCGCGCGGCGACGGGAACACCAAATCGGTCCGCTTTGGGTTTGCCGGGCGCATCTCAGTGAGGATGCCAAGAGCGGCGGACGGAAGAGGTACGCGGTGCTCGCGTTTGGCCTTCATCCGAACGGCTGGGACGGTCCAGAGCGCAGCGGCCAGATCGACTTCACCCCAGGCCATGCCGCGCACCTCGCCGGATCGCGCCGCCGTCAGGATCAGGAAGCGCATGCCGGGCGCCGCCGATCCGCCGCGCGCGGCCAAGGCTCGGTAGAACGCCGGCACCTCGGCGTATGGCATAGCAGGATGGTGGCCTCGGGTGAGCTTGCCGGAGCGGGGGAGCAGCACATCGAGGTGCCCGCGCCACCGTGCCGGGTTCTCCGCGATCCGGTGGCCGCCGACGCGGGCCGCGTCGAGGATGCGTTCAATTCGGCCGCGGATGCGTCGGGCGGTCTCGGCCTTTTCGTGCCACATGGGCCGCAGCACGGCGAGCACGTCGTCGGTGCCGATGGAGGCCACAGGCATGCCCCAGAGCAGGGAGCACTGCTCCTCCAGGGTTTGGCGCCACTGCTTCCGGTGGGCTGCGTTCCGCCACGTCTTCTCGCGGTCGGCCATGTAGACCAGGGCCACGTCGCTGAACGTCACGGGTGGGGGCGGAGCGGGCTCCGGCTTTGGCGGAGGGGTATGCTTTTCAGCCAGCGGATCTACCCCACCGGCAATCAGCGCACGCGCTTCTGCAGCAAGCTCACGGGCTCGCGCCAGGGGCACGGACAACACCGGCCCAATTCCCATTTCTCGCCGCTTGCCGGCCATGCGATAGAGCATGACCCATCGCTTGGCGCCGCTCAGGTCTACGACGAGGTAGAGGCCGCCGCCATCGGCGTGCCGGCCGGGCGCCTTGAGGGTCTGGACGGACCGAGCCGTCAGCCGATTGACCGCATTCGCCATTCCGCCCCACCAGCTACCCCACCAAACGACGCCGATTGTGGCGTTCCGCTGTGGTCTGCGGTGGACTGTTTGTGCTACAATCGACCTAGCTGGCAAGGCCCCTTGTGCCTGAGCGATCTCACGAATTTTGAGCCGCTAGACCCCTCCGTGGATTGCCACGGAATTTCAGGAGCCGGAATGATGGACGGACACCCCTTCCGCCAAGAGGGCCTGATTGCCAAGGGAAATTTCCCGCGACAGGCGCCTTACCCCACCAAATACCCTACCGAGCGACATCGCCCCTTCGCCACCGCCACCCCGCTCGCCTTCCGCGACGCGCTTCTGGCGATGGCACGCTCCGTCTCCTCCGCTCCCCGGAGGGCGAGCGCATGAAAATCTGGTTCGACACCGAGTTCATTGAGGACGGCAAGACCATCGACCTCATCAGCATCGGTCTGGTGCGCGAGGACGGTGCCCGGTTCTACGCCGAGAACAAAGAGTGCGACCACGGCCGCGCCGACCCGTGGGTGGTCAAGAACGTGCTGGAGCACCTTGAGGGACCCGTCACGCAGTGGACACGCGCGGAGATCGCCGAGGGTATCCGGGTGTTCGCTGGCGAGAAGCCCGAGTTCTGGGCCTACTACGCCGATTACGATTGGGTGGTCCTCTGCCAGCTTTATGGCCGGATGATCGACCTTCCGACTGGATGGCCGATGTACTGCCGGGACTTGAAGCAGGAGGCGGACCGCCTCGGCGTCACCCTGCCGAAGCAAAAAACCACGGAGCATCACGCACTCGCGGACGCGAGATGGACGCGCGATGCGTGGTTGTGGCTCCGCAGGGTCGAGGAGGAGCGCCGCTCCGTCTCCGTCCCCTCTCTGTCCGGGAGGACGTGATGGGCACGAACTACTACGTCGAGACGAAGGCGCCCTGCCCGTGCTGCGGAGCGGGTGGCGAGCAAGCCCACATCGGCAAGTCGTCTATGGGGTGGGCGTTTCTATTTCGGACCTACCCTGACGAGGGGATCAGGACGCTGGCCGGGTGGAAGGCGTTCCTCGCCTACCGGAAGATCGTGGATGAGTACGGGCAGGCCGTTGCCCTCAATGACTTGATCGCCCTCGCCGAAAAGAAGCGGGGCGGATGGAACTCAAGGACCGCGCCGGCCTCCGCATGGGGACCAGGCGTCGTGATGGCGAATGGTCCGACCCGGAAGGCTTCCGCTTCACAGAAGCGGGAGTTCTCGTGATGCGTGTCCTCGTAACAGGCGGGCGGAACTATGCGGGTCGGGGTGCGGTGTTCGCCGCGCTTGATGCCCTTCAGGCACGGCACGGCGATCTGACGGTGATCCAGGGCGGGGCCTGGGGCGCGGACAACCTTGCCCGCTTGTGGTGTTGCCAGAAAAAGCAGCGCGACAGAGTCATGATGATCAACATGCCTGCCGATTGGGACAGTCATGGCCCCGCCGCCGGCCCGATCCGCAACACCCGCATGATCGCCGAGGGCAAGCCCGATCTCGTCCTGGCATTTCCCGGCGGGCGCGGGACGGCCGATCTAGTCCGCAAAGCTGAAGCCGCCGGCATCCCGGTACGTCGCGTCCCCACACTGAGACGGAGGGTTGAGAGTATGAGCGAGACATTCAGAATTCCAACCGTTCGTCTGCCCACGCCCGAGGAGTCGCGGGCCGTTAATTTGGAGCACTACGAGCGCGTCGGGTTCACCTACCTCGACCAATGGTCGCCGGGGTTGACCGCGCTCTCAATGCCTTCGAAGCGCATCGAGCTATCGGCGGCTGACCTCGACGCCTTTGTGGGCGTGCATGACGGCAAAGGCTTTTCGCCGAGACTGGGCGAGATCGCCGCCGAACTGGATAAGTTGCTCGACTGGCGCGAGGCGTTCGTGCGTCTCAACTCGCGAAGCCCGAAGGACAGCGCTTATCCGGGCTTGCCCTGTACGTGCGCCGGTCGTCAGGCGGTGTCGTGGATCTTGGGTTCAGAGCGCTGCTTCGATGATATGTGCCGGTTCATTCACTCGAAGAAGCCGCTCTTCATCTACCTCCGCGAGTGGGCTTACATCCCTGAGCAATGGGAACTTCGCTGTTTCGTGAAAGACGGAGAGATGATCGCCGCGACGCAGTATCATCGGGGTGTTACGAACGAGCAGTGGCAGAGCCCAAAGGGTCGGGCCAAGACCTGGGATGCAGTGCGGGCATTCTACCGAGATCAGGTGAAGCAGCACGTCTCGCGCGATACGTTTGTGCTCGACCTTTACCCAGGGGGAAGCGGCTGGCGAGTGTTGGAGATCAACCCCTACGGCATGAGCGACCCCATCCTCTTCGCGGGCGGGTATGCGGAAATCGAGGCAGAGGGCGGCTTTCGGATCGCCGCCCTCCCCACCCCTTCCCCCGTAGACGGAGAGGCGCCGTGAGCGAGCCAACCCACGACCTCATCGCGATCAACGAGCGGGGCGTCTACGCGATCTGCTACGACATGCCCGGTGACGACTATGCCGCCGAGTTCCGGCGGGAAGCCCTGGCCGCTGGCCATCGGGTCGAGCGGGTCACGACGAAGGAAGCCTGCGAGCGGCACCTTGCGTACCTCACCAGTCTGCCGGCTTTCCGTCGTGTCTTTCCGTCCCCTCCCTAGTCAGGGGCTTTCGGATTGGGGCGGCGCTCGTGGCGGATGAGTTCGGGAGAGGGTTCAGGGGTCTGCGTCAGGGCTTTCAAGGATGCCTTCGCGGGCCGCCTTGTCCGAGACTTCCCAGAGCCGAATGATCGTCCGCAGGTAGGTCGGAACACCGCCCTTTCCCTTCCCGCGCAAGCCTTCCGAGATTGCGTTTTCCCGCTTGCCAGCGAGGCGCGCGAGTTCTGCCTGAGTGAGGCCGGCGCGTCGAGCGCGCTTTTGCCAGGGTTCGTTGTCCACGGGCGGCAGCATTAGCCACCGGGGCTGCGGCGTACAATCGGTCATCCCGAAAATCGATACTCCGATGGCGATTTGCGGTGTTCCGCTATCGACAGGAATACCGAAAATCGGTACTCTTGTCCAGCAAATCAGGAGATTACAGATGCTCGACAAAATCACGCCATCGTTGACCGAGTTCGGAGGCGCCGTCCGCGCCATGTGTGACTGCCCTGACGTTACCCAGGTCGATGCATTCGCCGCTGGGCGATCCGTTGAGCAAATCAAGCCGAGATCACTAAAGACGCGGCGGATGTTTGAGGACACCACGTCCAAGGGATGGCCGCTGTGATGGCCGCGCGGGAGAAGCCCATGCCGGGCCACAAGCTCGCGGGCACCAGCTTTGGCGTGTCAGTTCGCTGCGAGTGCGGTTGGCGCTCTGGAACGTGGTTCGGGAAAGGCGCTCGCGGTCAGGCGCTCACCGAGTGGCGAATGCATCAGGACAAGGTCACTCCGGCCTGTAAGGCTGCCTAATGGAAGTGAGATTGGCGTTGGTAGTCGCTGCGATGAACTCTCTGGCAATGGTCTGCGGGTTCCTCGTTGGCGTTCTCTATCAGAAGAAACACCCTATCCCTGAATGATGGCTAGATGGCCGTCCTCGCTGCCGATTAACCCCGAACGACGAAGCGGACATCAAGCCCGCTTCTCAGCCATCAACCCCAAATGACGAATGACCGAAATTTGCTCGCCTTCCTCGATCTGCGCTGCCACGCGCATGCCCAGCACGAGATCAGAGTCTACGCAGACGCGATGCGGGAGCTGGTTCGGCCTATCGCGCCCGTTGCACTCGCGGCTTGGGCCGAGGGCAATTCGCCAGCCCCCTAACCTCCCCCCAACAGGACACCCCACCATGCCCGACACCGCGCACGCGCCCACAACTGACGACGCTCTTCCGGTCGGATCGCTGATCTCAGTGTCCATGGAGGTCCGCATTCCATGCGCAGCGACATTCGAGCAGGTCGAGGAATGGCTTTCCTACGAGGTCGGCGGCGTCGGCAGCATTTCCATGGACAACCCGCTGCGGTCCTACGGCCCCGAGCCGTGGGGCTCCGGCAGTGTCGAAGCCGAAGACACGGGCATGATAGGCACTAGCGAAGAATACGGCCATGAGACGCTGCCCGGCGGCGGGCGACGATACAAGGTCCGCCACACCCGCGCCCGTCGCATTCCCTGATTTGGAGCCTGACCCCATGCCCGACACCACCACGATCTACATCACCAAGGGAGCGGAGACGCATGGGATACGGAAGGTGGAGGCTGTGCGGATCGGGGGCGGGTTCTGGAAAGACATCGCCACCAACGCCTGCTTCGCCTCATCGCAAGCACACGCGAGCCTGTCCGAGGCCGTTAGCGCCGCCGAGGCCCGCCGCACCAAACAGATCGCCTCTCTCAAGAAGCAAATCGCCGCCATGGAAGCAATCGATCTGACCAAGGTGCGGGAGGGCTGAGACGATGGCAGCGTGCCCGCATACGATGAAGGCCGAGGACGGCGACGGCGTAGTCTACTGCTGCGACTGCGGCAAAACTTTCAAGCCGAAGAGACCAAGGGTCGTGAAGTCCCCGCCCGATCTTTCGTCGTCCGTCGAGGGTAAGGGGCGATGGCGGGCAATCCCGGCAACTTCCTCCTAATCGCAGCGGGCGCCGCGCTCGGCTGGATAGCCCTACTCATGGGTGACGCCGATCCCTTGCCACTGCCGCTCGGGATCATTTCCCTCGGGGTCGCGTCAGAAGCCCTGGATCGTTTCACTGCCTATCGATTGGCGAAGCTGCGCGACGGCGACGAAAGCCGTCCCTAACCCCTCCCCGGAGCCCGTCATGACCCCACCAACCGCAGACCGCCCTCTGATCCTGCCGCCCCTGCGGAGGACGTGGAAGAACGCGCGGGATTTCGCTCACGCGGCACACGAGGGGCAGTTCGACAAAGCCGGAACGCCCTACATTGAGCACTGCCACCGCGTTCACGGAAAGCTCGTCGGATTGATGGGCGGGTTGCCGCGAGATCAGCAGGATCGTGCGATTCAGATCGCCTACCTCCACGACGTGATCGAGGACACGCCGTACGATGAAGATGACCTTCGACGCGAAGGCTTTGCCCCCGATGTCGTGAAGGGCGTAGAGATGCTGTCCCACCCCGGCACCAGCTACTCCGCCTGGATCAGTCACCTCGCCAAGACCGCCCCCCTCCCCGTCATCCTCGTCAAGATCGCCGACATTGAGGACAACTCCGATCCAGAACGCCTCGCGCTTCTGGACGAACCCACACGCGAGCGGCTGAAGAAGAAGTACGGGGCCGCCCTCCCGATCTTGAAGGAAGCCGCCGCGCGCCTGACGGCGAAGGACGAAGGAGAGACACGATGATCGAACCAACCGGAATGGCTGCGATCCTGACGCGCTCGGACGGGCGGGTGATCGCCAGTGTGATCGACTGCGATCTAAACCGACCGGGCGGCTTCACGGTCGAGGAAGCCCAGACGCAGCGGGCGCGGCTCAAGCTCGCCAACGAGACCGTCCGCACCCTGTGCTCGGACGATGTGGCTGCCGTTCTGCAAGGGTACGGAGCCGAAAAACTGATGGATTCCCTCGTCCATCAAAAGGGCTACCGCGTCACGGTCCTGCCCGTCGGCGGCGCCTGACGCCCCGATCTTAAAACACGCCGCCGCGCGGATGGGATGGAGGCAGGGACATGGGTGAGAACATGAAGCTGACGAAGGCGCAGCGCGATTTCCTTCAGAGCATGAGATCTGGTCGCCGAGGGGCCTCTGATGCCTACAAGCCGGCCCAACGGCTGACCGCGCTCGGGCTTATCGCGCGAGTGTCCTCAAGTTTCGGAACTTCCCGTTTCGAACTCACAGATGCCGGCCGCGCCGCCCTCCCACCTACGGAGACCCCCGATGATCGGCTTTGATGAAGACGTTGAACCGCTGCGCGAGCCGAAGAGCGACTTTCAGAGGCTCGTCCGACGGCTCGCGGAAGCCGCCATGCAGGTGGCGCATCACGACGCGGCCGATCATGAGCCGGGCTACATCCACGAAGTCCAGGCCATGGAGCGCCGGTTCGGCCCGATGCTGCGTGGGTATCTGGCAGCGAAAGGCCGCTCCGATGCCTGAACCGAAGCTGGTCGAGGCCGCGGCGCGGGAGCCTGAGATGGTCCGCCGGGTCGCTGAGGCGATGTTCGAGGGTTACCGGCGCCTCATCAACGATACCGTTGGCCCCGATACGGCGCCAATTCCGTGGTCTGAACTTGATGGGTTCTCTGCGCGCTGCTATTGCGCCGCTGCGCGTGCGGGCATTGAGGCGATGCGGAGACCGACCACTGAGGCACAGATTGCCTGGGCCGCCATCCGAGTTCCGTCAACTGAAGGAGATTGGAACGAGACCCTCGAAGAAACTGCTGCAATCCAAGTCTGGGAGGCCGGCATCGACGCCGCTCTTGCTGCGCCTGACGAGGGAGGACAGGAATGACCGACTGGGCAGGAGCGGCGCGCGCCGCAATCGCAGAGGCGCACCAAGCGCTCCCCGAGCGCGCCTCACTTGCCGAGCGCAAGGCCGCCGTGAATGCGGCCTATCCCTTCGGTCAACGAGCCTACAGCCCCTACAAGACTTGGCTCAAGGCCCGGCGCGAGTACCTGTGCCGGTACGGCTATCAGCCGAAGGGCGAGCCCCTGGTGGAGAGCCCTATGGAGCGAATGATGCGGAGGGGCGCACCATGACCGACCCGAGAGACGCACACATCGCCGAACTGGAGGCCGAAGTGGCGCGACTGCGAGATAGTGCGTCAAAAACTTGCCCGTGGGACGCTCCCGACGATCCGCGTGCGGACATTGAGCGAGACGTTCCGTGCCCGGTCTGCGGGATGCTCGGCTGGACCGACGCGGAGGATCTTTGCGTTGGCGGATCGCGCACTTCCCCCGCTCCCGCCTAGCCTGACCGAAGGAGAGAAGCCTTGAGCGACGATCCAAACACCACCGTCGAGAGCGCTCGCCAGCACATTCGCGAGGCGTTGCGCCAGTTCGTGACTGATCCGAGCGATACCGATTTCCAGCAAGGGTTTCTGGAAGCCCTCTACGTCATCGGCCGCGAAGGGCTCGGCATGGATCTGGGCGACGATTCGGCGGCGCAGTGGCTACAGCCCAAGCCGCCCGTAGCGCACCTTAAGCTGGTGACGTAGCCTTCCGCCCATGACCTACACCCCCTCCCCTGAAACCCGAGCCGGCCACCGCCGAATGCTCCGCGCCATGGGCGTGGTTTTCGCTGGATGGATTATGATGGCCCTGGCGATCACGGCGGTACTGACGTGGTGGCAGTGACCCTCACCTGGGCACGGACATGGCCGGATCGCCCGGACTCACGGCACGACTTCGTGGCGATGGAAGACGGGGCTACCATCGGCCGCATCCGTCGCACCCACATGGCAGAGGGTCATGCTTGGTTCTGGACCGTGACGGCTATCCCGGCTGGCCAGAGCGTCGTCGGGTTCGCGCTCACCGGGCATGAGCCGACGAAGCAGGGCGCCACAGACCGGGTGAAGGCGGCCTGGGCGCGCTGGGTCGAGATGGGACGGCGTGTGCCTCCGCAGCCATAGCCCGGCGCCCTTCCCGCACCTATGCCGGCCCGATGCCAGCCACACCCGCCATCATCCCTGCCGATCCGAAGCTCTGGCGCCAGGGGTTCCTCAACCTGCGGCCGAGCGTCGTTCCCTGCCCTGGCCTGACGGCGCAAAGCTGGGCGAGCACCCATGAGAAGTGCATCGACTTCCTCGACCGATGGGCGGACGAGGCAGTCGGCCTCGGCTGGACCACGCTCGAACTTTTCGGGGTCCACCCGGAAGCCGGATTGATCCGGCCCGACTTCTGCGGCGGAATCGTCATGTCGGGCGACAAGGTGTCGGCGATCACCGCCAACCGGATCGTGTTCGTGAACACCGCGCACTACCGCGACACGCCAGGGCGGCCGACGGGCGCCGTGCCGATTTGGCTGTTCGGGCGGTAGCGCAAACGAAAAACCCGCCACGGCGCGAGCCGGGCGGGTGAAAGGAATCCTCGGGAGGAAGATGCTGGGTGAACGGCTCAGGCCGCCGGGCGGTTCCGGCCTACCGCCTCACCACTCCTCCCGCGATGACCCCGGCAAGGAACGCCATCAGGGCATAGACGGCAGTGAGGTCTTGTTCGAGGGGGGCGGGGGTCAGAACGGTTGCCCCTCGACGCGAAACCGGATCACGGTCTCATCGCGCGTCAGCGGCCAAATGTACTGGTGCACGAGGTTGCAGGCATAGACCGGCACGGCGCGGTAGGTCGCCTCTCCCGGCTCGAAGTAGCTGGGCACGTCTTCCACGAAGGTAACGACGTGCTCACCCAGGCCGCGCGGCGGGCGCTCATAGTCGATGTCCGCCAGCCACTTCCGGTGGGTGTGCGCGTCGTAGAGCACGCGGTCCACATGCCCCCGGCAGTCCCGCGTGTACCGGATCGTCTGCCGAATGACGAGCTTGCCGCCGGGCTTCACCACGCGGGTCACCACCTCCGTCCTGAGAACGTCCACGGGGATGTGCCGATCCCCCAGCCACCAGCAGATGAGTGCCGAGGGGACAAGGATCGCCCCGCAGACCATGGTGAGCGTGACGAGGCCGAGAATACGCAGGTTCATCCCTTGCCCCCTCGGATGAGTTGGAAGAGGTCGATGCCGTTCTTTGCCGCCGCGACGACGAGGCCAAACGCCGTCCCGGCGGTGACGAAGCACCATGCCAGCACCTTCGCGGCGGTGCGGGACGAGGTGACGAACTCCACCGCGCCATCGAGGCTTTTCAACTCGCGCGGGCTTTTCGAGGACAGCCAGCCGATGGTCTCCGTCCTCATGTCTAGGATGGTCTGAAACTTCTTCACATCGTCCTCACTGAACGAGGCGAAGAACGTCCGAACGTGTGGGTGGGGCTGGAAACCCGGATCAGGGGTGGGGACTAGCGGCGCCAGTCCGCATTCGTGGTGCGGGTCCGGATACATCGCCCTGACACCGCGCTTTGGCTGATCCCGATACTGATCCCTGATGTGTTCCCACTCGGCAGCCGTATAGCGTTCGTCATCACGGGCCATGGCATCTCACTGCTTGCTGCCGACCGCGCGGCCGAGAGGGCGGGCACGTGCGGGTCAGCGCCGTGCGACAGCGGCCGCGCCGGTCCGGATAGCCTGGACCACGGGAGCGACCACGAAGAACGAGAGAAGGATGTTGCCTTGCCACTCGTCGTACGGAGGGGGCGGCTTCGGCACGCCCCAGGAGCCGACGACGTGAGCGCCCCAAGGCGTCCAGAACGGCAGGCTGTCGAGGAAGATGCCGGCCGAATGCAGGGCCGGCGGGACCGCGATGAGGTACACGATCCACGGGTAAGCCGCCTGGGACGCGACCTTCAGCTTATTGGCCTCAACGACGCCCTGGAGCGTCGCAAGATCGCGCTGCCGATCTGCATCAATGCCCGCGACCGCGATGTCCCGGCCGGAGGCGTCGCGCTGTTTGAAATACTCCAGCACCGGGGCGGCGATCCCGCTGCCGAGCAGTTTGACGAGGAAGCCGCCGAGAAGCGCGAGCATCACTCAGCATCCCGCTTCACGGTGATATCGGCCGGCGGGTCGAGGACGATGGGCTTCACGCCGAATGCGCGCAGGACGAGTTGCGCCACGTTGATGGCGACGATCCAGAGCAGTGCCCGATCCGGCGGAAGGACGCTCTGAAGGTTGACGCTCCCGAGGTAGCCCAGGACCAGCAGAATGATGGAGGCGCCGCCGCTGATCGCTTGGAGCGCGGTCGTTTTCCACGCCGTCCGCAGGGCGACCGTGGGGGCCACGCGCACGCGCAGGGCGTCGCTATCGACGGCGACGGCTTTCACATCTTCGGGCATGGAATAACCTTATTGCTAAGTAATTTGGCTGTGTTATCGTGTCGCCTTCAAGGGATGAACGCTGTCGCGTGTCACCCATTCGGGGGTCGCCAATTGGTCCGCGACTTCCGTGTTTTCTCGGCCAGCGAAGCCCCGGTGCGCTACAGGTTGCGGCCGGGGCTTTCGCTTTCTCACCCCCACGGCAGCGACAGCTTCGACAGCAGCCAGGAGCCAAGGGAAGGCTTCGGCGAGGCAACAGGCCCCTCCGGCGCCGGAACCGGCAGAACCCCGCTGTTGCGCGGCGCGGGCTTGACCAGCGGGCCGACCGTGACGGGCGGGATGGGAAGGGGCTTGCCGACCGCGCTCGTCTCAGGTGACCAGGGCGTGTCCCTGATCTTCGACCACTTCGCGTAGGCAGCCGCGAGCTTGGTGTGATAGCCGTGCTTGGCGTAGGCCGCGCCGTTGTAGCCCCGAGCGAAGCTGGCCCAGTTGTGCGCCCGCAGTTCGTCGTCCAGCCCGTTCGCCTTGATGAACCGGACCATGGCGGCAAGGTGCTCGCTCTCGCCGCCCTCCACGAACGCCAGAACCATCTGTTGAGGGCTTTCGTAGCCGGCCGCGACGTAGTTCTCTCCGAGGATCTGCCCGAGGCCCCACGAGGCGGCCTTGAGCGCCGCCGTCTCATCAATCGCCATCGCGGCGACGAGCCGGGGATAGCTGTCTTTCGGATAGCCGCCGGCCCGCCACGAGGCATAGGCCAGCCCGGCCTGGACGGCGTGTGCCCGGTCGGCTCCGGACAGGTTGCGGAAGAACACGTGCGGCTCGAACAGCATCTTCGGCCGCCCGCTGCCGTCGAAGCCGGAGCCGGCCGCCTCCACGTCGATGACGGCGTGGATCTCATCCTCGCCGACGCCGATGGTGTGCCCGATCTGCGGGAGGTCGATATCGGCGAGCGGCGTGGCGCGACCGACAAAGCCGGCGGCACGGACGCGCGCGAACGCCTCCGCAATCGCTGCGGGTGAGGCCATGGTATCTCTCCGGTGTGGGGCTAGAATGCGCGGCAACCGATAAAATTGCGCGATATGGCCGCTAGTGGATACGCCAGCTACGGGCTAGGCTGGCGCGCCGCTCGCGAATGAACGGGCGAGTATAGGGAGAAGCCGATGACTTCCATGAGCCGTCAAGAGGCGCAAAGAATGGTGGACGCCCACCCGTCTTGGTATCATCGCTTCGAGATATTCCCCGGCATCACGACGCCGGGGGTTTACGATCCATCCGGAACATTAAGTATGTTGAAGCTCCCGGATCGAATGGACGGAAGATCTGTTCTGGAGATTGGCCCTGCTGACGGTTATTTCACCAAAGCTATGCATGATAGGGGCGCAAGCATAACTACACTTGACTATGCCAGTAGCCTGTCTGGTTTTTCAATTACACAGAAGCTATCTGAGCTTGATGTAAATAAAGTAGATTCAAACATATTCGACGTGGACAAGCATGGATTTGAGCCGTTCGACCACGTGATTATGCTCGGTATCCTCTATCACCTACCGGATCTGGTTCGACCGTTCTGGTTGCTGCGCCCTCTCATCAAGGGCGAACTGATCATTGAGACCGTCGTCAGTCGGAAGTTCGATGATCTGGCCTATGCGGAGTATACCCAAGGCGCGACGCCGAACGGCGACATGACGAACTTTTGGGCGCCCAGCCCGAAATGCGTCGAGGGCATCCTATTAGACTGCGGCTATCTCATCACAGAGACGTGGCTGAATGGAGAGCGCGGCATGTTTCGGGCCGTGGTGAACGACACTCCGAAGTCTGAAAGCAAAGTGGAATTTGCCTACTCGTTCGTTGAGCCCTGACAAGCGTTCGCGATCAATAAGCGCGCGAGCATAAAACGTCGGCGGCATAGCAAAATCTGTCGCCGACGTGCGTACCGAAGCCATCTCAACAAGTGGCTTAGTTAGTTGCAGGCGGTCGCGGTGCCCGGCGACGCGACAGTCCCGGCGACGCGACAGCCGGGGTTGGTGAACGTGCCGCCCACCGCCTGGACCGGGCCGAAGGTCGTGCCGGGGTTGAATGTGCCGGATACCACCGTCGTGGCGCTGTCAGTTGCCACTGACGTGGAGTTGGTACCACCCTTCAGCAGCGCGTTGGTCAGAACGTGGCCGGTGCCGAAAAGCGTGAAGGGCGAGTAGTTCGCGCCGTCCGTCGTCCAGTTGTAGACCCTCGGACCGTCCACGAGGATGTCCTTGGGCTTACCGCTTCCGGGCACGTCCTGACGCAGCGAGATCGCCGTAGGCCCGTTGCCGTTAAGGACTGTCAGGCCGGTGATGCGGCCACCCTGGACGTTGCCTTCCATGATGATGCCGCCAGCGGTCGTAACCCCCGCCGCATCGACCGTATCGTTCTCGCTGACCGCGTTCACGGTCGAGGAGCCGGCCGAGAGTTGGTTGAAGAAGACCCCGGACTTGCACGCCCCATAGAGGATGCGGTTGCCTCGGCTCGTCGGATTGACCGTCTGGCGGTTCGCGAGTGTCGAGGATGCCCCCGAGAACATGATGCCCGCCTCCGAGGCCGTGGTGGGATCGCAAGTGGTGGTGGTGTTCTCGACCAGGGCGTTGCTAGAGCCCTCCCAGTGGTCGAACCCCACATTGGTGACCAGCGTCGCGGTCGAGTTGCGGACAATGCTGCGGTCGGTCGCCTGGAGGGCCGTGCAGTCGCCGACTCGGACGCAGTGGACGTTTTCGATGAGGATGTCACGCGCCATCCGAAACTTGATCGCGTGGAACTCACCCGTCGAGGGGTGGGCACCGTTCGCCGTGATGTCCGTCCCGTCGAACCGCACGTTCGCCACGAGGAGGTTCGTGTCCGTTATCTGCCCGGCAAGGTAATTCGGGTTGTAGAAGAAGCTGCCGAAGGGCTCGACGCCGCCCACGTAGGGAAACCCAGGACATGCCTTGATAGTGGCGATGCCACCAAGGCCCACCAGCCGCGTCAAGGGCACGGCGGCGCAGAGGATGTACGTCTTGCCGTCTTGGAGCGCGATTGTCCTGCCGGTGGCCGCCGCCCTCTGGAACGACAGGGTGTCGTCGGGGTCGGATGCGAGCTTGTATTGCTCCGGTCGAACGGGGAGGTCGGCGAGCGACGTCGAGAGCGCACGCGCGACCATGCCGGGCAGAGGCGTCACGCTCATCCCGTCCACCGGCCCTGTCGATCCAGGCCCCTGGATCTGGATCGCGTCCGGCTGCGAGATGAACTTGCCGCCCTGGTAGCGGCCGATCTTGAGATCGTCGGACAGGCGAACATCGCCGTTGTCCTTGATGCGCGGGGCCGGCAGCACGCGGTCGAGGGCGAGCGCGGGGCCGACCTGGAGGAGCGCCAGGGCCGTTGCGAGGATGCGAAGGGTCTTCATCGGGCGATGATCCACAGGTTGGCGGCGCCCCGGCGGAAGCCAAGGCCCTGATAGGCGTCGGTGATCTGGATGGCGACTTGGCCGGCGATGGTGTCGTTCGTGCCGGCCCCGGTCGTGACGGTGATGGGGCGATCCACGGAGCACTGGCCCGACTCGTCCGCGATGAAGAGCACTTGACCCATGGGATAGAGATCCACGTCGGGCAGCGTGACAGTGCGCGCGGCAGTCAGGACAGCAAAACCGATCTGCACGTCGGTGACGAGGGCTTGGTAATCGGCATCGGGCGCGGGGGTGTGGCCGATGCTCGCCTTTCCGCTCAAGGCCGTGGGAAGCCCGGGAACATCGGAAACCGCAGCGATCTGCTTGCCGCCGGAAACGAGCCGCCAAGCCGGCGCCGAGCCGACCAGCACGGACGACCACGCGACGGTGTAGAGGACCCCTTTCCGGATCGAGCCCGCCGGCAGGGGGGCACCGTCTCCGTTGAGCCATTGCCTCGGCCCGGTTCCGTCGATGTTTAGGGATGGCGAAGCGGTATTGTCGCGATCCGCCCAGAACGAGATCGTGGTTCCGGCCTGGGGCGTGGTGACGCCCGAGAGCGTCGCGACGACATAGGCGTTGTCCGTGCCGGTCGAGACCAGGGCGCCCCCTTGATCGGCGGCGAGGGCCGCGACCCCCGCCATGATGCCGCGCGACTGCCCGGGAAACTCCCGAGCCGACGCGCCGTCGCGGGCGGGGATCGCGGGATCGGTGATCGCGTTCTGGGCCGGGACAACCGACCAGTCGAGGACGCCCATGGGTAAGTTCTCCGGTCAGGCTTTGATGGCGAAGGACAGCACGAGGCCCGGCGGGACGTTCGGGTGTCCCTGGCCGCCACCAGCTGCTGAGATCGTGAGCGAGTGAGCGTGATCGCCGACAGCGGGTATGCCGTGGGCGTGCTGGCCGTCTGCGACGATGGAGTGCGCGTGATCGCTGACACCGCTGGTCGTGAAAGAATGGGCGTGGTCGGCGACGCCCGACGTCGTCAGCGAATGTTGGTGCTGCCCCGAGGATGTCCCCTCGCTGTCGGTGGCGCCGCCCGCGTTCACCACGCCGGGGTAGATGTTCGCGACGGCAACCCCGGACCCTCCGGTCTGGTAGATCGAGACGCGGTTGTAGCCGATGGGGTGAATGTGAGCGCCGCCCACTTCGGTCGTGCCGGTGTGGTTGTGTCCACCCGCGTTGCTGGTCGTACCCGTATGGTTGTGGCTTCCGGCTCCACCCGTCGTACTGGTATGGCTGTGCAGGCCGTTTGCCGTGACTACTCCACCGTGGTCGTGCGCGCCGGCATTGCCGGTCGAGCCCCCGTGACCGTGAGGGGCAAGTTGCGCCTCCGTCAGGGCGACGACCTGGGACCCGCCCACGTTACCAAGGTCGCCACCGAGGCCGCCCGCGCCGGTCAGGCGACCGGCTCCTCTGTCGACGCCAAAAACTGTGCGCCCGTTTGCGTCCGGAATGTTGAAAGTGGTTGAACCGTCCCCCGCGCCGTAGGTCGCGCCGATCCGCTGGAACAGCGCGGCATAGGCCGCCCGAGACAGCGACCGCCCATCGCAGATCAGCCAACCATCCGGGACGCTTTGCGAGGCGAAGGCCGAGACGGTGCCGCACTCGGCGAAGGTGGGCGCGACGATGAGATAGACCGGCGCCGTGGCCGAGCGCACGACGCGGTAGACGATGCCGGGGCGAAGATCGCGGGGGCCGAGTTCGATGTTGCCCGGCCGGCGCAGCGGGAGCGCGGCCTGCCCGTCGAGCGAGAGCGTCGCCGGCCCCTCGTTGAACGCGGAGACGTTGAACGAGAGGGTGTGCGCCCGAGCGGCGCTCGCCGCGCTGAAGATCTGACCGGTGGAGACCGTGTAGGCGTCACCGGCGCCGCGCGTGGCCACGAGCCCACCGGCGTTGTCGTCCCGCCAGTTCGCCATGGCGGCCATCATGGCGCGGTTGGAATCGTTGACGGTACGAGCGGGCTGACCCTCCTGCCAGAGAATGGGAGGATCGGCCGTATCGTTCGATGCGGCGTCCGTGGACCAGTGAATCAGGCCAGGCATGGCGGCTCCATGGGCAAGGCGCGCCGAGGCGCCGCGCGAAGACGCGCGGGCACGGGGACGGCCGAGAAAGGTCAGGGGTGGCGGCTAGCGATTTAGGAGCGCGAAGAACGAGGCGGCGTCAAAGGGGGCGGACCGGCGCGGCATCGGCATGAGTGGCTGCACGGCGGGGGCGGGCTGCGCTTGCGGCTGGGCCAGGGCCGATCCGCCCTGGGTGAAGGCAGACAGGATCTTGGCGGCGCTGATGGGTTCATCTGCGGCCGGAGCCGGCGTGGTCATGGCAGGCGAAGGAGTGGGCGACGGCTCGATACCGGAGGCGCCGAAGCGGCCGGCGGGGGTGGGCGCGGTGTCGGGGATCATCATGGCCGGGCCGCCCCCGCCAAATTTGCCCGTCCAGCGCCCAGCAAATTGTGCAGCGGTTTCCTCCGATGACCCGCCGTTTTGCGTGACAGCCTTCGCCCCCACCAGGGAGGCTGCCGGCGCATCAGGGTTCATCAGCAGCTTCGCGGCCCCGCCCATGCCTTGCTGGTGAGCGAGATAGAGTTCTCCGGGGGTTGGGGCGCGGCCAAGCGCGCTGGTAAGATACGCGCCGTTGTCCCTGGCGAGGCGAGCGGCTGCGTCGGATGCAGCCTCGGGATCGAATTTGTTGGACAGTCCGTACTGCTTGGCGGTGCTGTCGATGAACTGGAACAATCCACCAGCGGACGAGCGTGGGTTTTGCGCCGCCGGATTACCGCCGCTCTCGATCTCTGCCTGACGCAGCATGTACGCCGGGTCCTGGCCATACTGCCGCGCCTTGGCGACAATGATACTGGCGATGTCAGGGGGCATAGCCATGCGGACATCCATCGAAAGTGTTGCCGCGCCATCATCGACAGCCGCGCAGCCGTGTGCTTCCTGCCAAGACCGGGAGGTGAGGCCAGATGAAGAAGCTTGCGGTGATGATTGGTGCGGCGATGCTGCTGGCTGGCTGCAACTCGGCGAGCAAGCCGGGCCGTGGTGAGTTGTTCATGAGCGATCAGGATGTGACCGCCAAGGATGATGCGATATGCCGGGGATACGGCGCCGAGCCTGGAACGCCCGCCTACATCCAATGCCGTACGCTTCAGGATCAGCGCCGGGACCAGGCCGCCTATGAGCGCCGCCGCTCCTGATTTGCCGATTGGCAGACAACCGGGCATTTTGCCGGGATGAAAGCCCCGTCACGCAAGCCGCCCGATGAAATCGAGGCGGTCCCTTTCAAGGATTACGTGGCGAAGCCTGATCGGGGCGCCAAGGAGCCGATCATGGCCCCCGGCGGCTGGCTGGTTCTGATCGGTTTTGCGGCCTTCAGCGCTTATGGCTATTTCGGATCTAAGGTTTTGCGTCCCCTTACCGAGCCCGTTGGGAATTGGGTGACAAGCCTCTTTCAATGAGAGGAACAGAGCCGCCAAGCAGCCCACGAAGCGCGGTAGCGCCCGTATTGCTGCGCCGCGTGCGTTGGGCCGCCAATTGACTGAGCAGGGCGCGGATCTCCTCGGGATTGCCCCGCAGGAGTTGACGCGCCAGTTCCGCCCGCACCGCCTCGGTGTTGCCTGTCAGGCCGGCGGCACCTTGACGGAGAGCACTGCCGGCGGCCCCGACCACCTGCCCCCGTAAGAGCTTGTCGATGATACCTGTGTCGATGCCGGTACCTGCGTTGTCGGCAAGGTTTTCGGCCGTGGTCGAGCCGCCCGTCGCCTTGGCGCGGGTTAGGAACATCTCCCCTTCGCGCCCGAGACGGCGCATCATCTGATCGCCCTGTCCCGGCGCGGCGAAGGCCGGGAGTTCCGCGCGCGCCGCGAGCGAGGTGAGCGGGCGGGCCGCGTCCGAGTTCATTGGGGTTCGCTGCGCCCGCTGGATCAGCGGATCGGCATAGCCGGTGCGGAAGCCCTGCTGGGCTTGCGGGCGCAACGCGCCGAACGCCGCGATTTTGTCCTCGGTTCGCCCGCGCGTTGCCGCTGTCGTTCCGGTTTCCACCGCAGCCACGTCGCGAGCGGCTTCGCGGGAAGCAGCCATTGCATCCCGGAAACCGGGGGATGACCGTTCGAGGCTTTGGTCAAGCTCATCGCGAACCTGCCTGAGTAAACGAGCCTTGTTGCCCTCGCCGGCCCGATGCGCCTTCTCGACGGCATCGGCGATATCGCCACGCGCCCGCTGAACCACAGCAAAGTCCGTGACTTGTGAGTTCCCGTCACTCAAGATCGCGCGAGCACGAGACAGTGCGCCTTCCACGCTATCGTAGGCGATTCCATTCTCAAGGTTGAGCCCAGCGGCGCGCGAGGGGCGCAAGGTATCGTCAATCCGCATCAAGGCAGGCGTGACGTTGACGGCCTGGGCATCGTTTCTGACCGCGCCGAACGCCGCATCATCCATGGCGCGACGTTCGGCGCTCATGCGCGCCGCCGCCGCCTGGGCGGTCTCAGGAGCCCCAAGCCCCTCTGCCAGCGTGTTGGCGACGCGCCCACCCTGGCCCGCCTGTCGGGCATCGAGGAACTCGGTCAGCGCCTCGCGGCCCTCGCCAGGGTTCTTCGCGACCACAGCGGCCTTACGGCGGCCCGCGTTACCGAGGGCATCCACAAGACGGAATTCACCCTGACCATCCGCAGCGGCCTGCGCGAGACGGTTCGCAACGTCGTCAGGGCTCAACCGCATGTCGGTCGCGGCTTTGCCGATTTGCCGCTCCGCGTATGCGGCGGGGTTCAGACGGGCAGAAATGTTCGACACAACGGGCGCAGCGGCGGCTCCGATGGCCGCGCCCGCGAGCGGGATGGCGCCACCGAGCGCCGCGCCTGTCAGAGCACCCGTGACAGCGCCGCCTACTCGGCCAGCCCCTTCGCCTTCGGTAGCTCCGGATAAAGCCCCCAGCGCGGCGCCATCTGCTGCGGCCCCCGCTGTGGTCCCGAGAAGTCCGGTTCCCAGACGGCCCGCAATGGCTGGCGCGAGCGTGACGCCCGCACGATAAAGGCCAGCGCCCAAGCCGCCACCGCCCGCAATCTCAGCAACCGAGCCAAGGGCGCCGGAGGCTTTGCGCTCGTCCTCAAGCCGCAAGTTCTCCTTGGCCTTGGTCAAGGCATAGGCGTCCGACAGGCCCATGCCGCGATGAAGGGCCACGAAAGGCGCCATCGCTCCAGCAAGCGCTTCGTCGGCAAGGCCGAACGTAGCACCTTGAATGAACTCGCGCGCGGGTCCGATCCGCTGCGAGCGGCCAGCCGCCGCCTCGGCGTCGAGTTCCTTTCGGGCCTGTGCCTTGACCGGATCGACCGGCGCGGACTTCGGGGCCGGCATCACCACCTTGTCGGCGTCCCACCAGTTGCCGGCGGGGGCTGGAGTAGGGCTCGCCCCCGCGCTTGGAGCGGAGGCGACAGGATCGTTCGACCACCAATCCGTCACGGCTTCGTCCTCAGAGATCCATCGGGGGCGATGTACGGGGTGTTGGGCGGCAGGGCGTCGTAATCAGCCTTGCTCTGGGGGCGCGCGGGGGCGTTGCCTGGAGCGACGGCGGGCACAGCGAGCGCGGAAGGGGCCGGGGCGGCTCCGCCTCGGTCGGTCTTGTAATATGTGCCACCACGAAGCTGCGCGGCGCGTTCCTCGTTGAACTTCTGCCGGCGCTCGGCGGCAGCAATGGCGCGGCGGTAGATCTCCTCGCGAACTTCCGGGGCCTGAGATGCGGCGCCCTGCACATCGAGAAGGATTTTACGCTCGCCCTCGGTCGGCGCGCCGCCAAACGTGGCCTTCAGGTTTTCGAGGGCCTGGCCCGTGACCGTGTTTGTCAGGTTTTCGGTGGCGATACCGGCCTCGTTGCCAAACAGGCTTGTCGCGTAGCCGCGATAGCTGGCACCTGGCCCGCTGTAAGCCTTCTTGGAGAGTTCAATGGCGCTCCGCAGTTGGCCGATGGTGCTCTTGTTGGCGGCCACGGCCTCGTCGGCCTCAAGGATCGCGTTCTTGTCCGTGACCGTAAGCGTCTGCTGATCCTCCTTGGGCAGTTTGCCCGTGGCAACGAACGACTTGTACTGGTCGCTATCGGGCTTCCATCCGAGGCTGTCCGCGACCTTGCGGCGCTCTTCCGTGACCACGGCGACATTGCTGTTTCCGGACCGCTCGGGAGCGCCAACGGGCTGGCCAGCCGTTTCGCCGGGCTTGATCCACATCTTCTGCGTGGTGCCGTCAGGCTGCGGCACGTCCACCAGCGTGGCCTTGTCTTTTTCGGCGTCGGCGGGTCCAAGCAAGTTGGCCTCAGACGGCTTCTCGCCGGGTCGAAGGCTGTATTTCTGCCCGCCGATCTGGACGACAGACGGGTCCTTGTTCAACTGCCCCATGACGTTGCTCAGGATGGACGGATTGGACATCGCGGCGTCCGCGAGGTTCGGGTCCATGCCCTTGCCGAGGAGGTAGGCGCGCGTCGCGTTCTCGCCCTTCGTCTCCCGCGCCAGCTTGCCGGCCTTGAGCCCGTATTCCGCCCTCGCAAGGTCCGTCGCGGCCTTCGTGGCTTCCTGGCGCTGGTTGGCTTGCAATCCGACCGCGAGACCTTCCCCCCAGCGGGGGGCGCTCAGCAACCCCATGCCGATGTTGCCGAGGAGATCGAAGCCGCCGCGATCACGGAAACGGCCCAGCGCATCGCCGAAGCCACCGCCCTCGGCCGGAGCCGCGGTGGGAGCGGCGGCAGGCGCCGGAGCCGGAGCCGGAGCGGACGTTCCTGGAAGTGCGCCGAAGCCGAACGCAGGCATCTGTCCTTGGGTCGGAACGGCGTTCGGAGCCGGCATGTCGGCTTGCGGCGTGGTCAGGTCAGCCGGGCGCGAGGGCGGCAGCGGGCCGAACGACAACGGCGGCGCCTCCGCGTTCTGCGGTATCACCGTACCCGACGTTCCGGTGAAGGATTGCGGCGCACCCATCGTGGCCTGACCGAACAGCCGAGCGATGTCCGCCAAGCTCATATTGGCCGGTAGGCCTGAAGTGAGATTGGCGCTCATGGGTGAGTCCTGCGTGTTCGAGGGTACTTCTGGGCGGACCATGGCTGCCGCCGCAGGGGCTACGCCTCCGCGTCCGCCGCTGAAAAGGGCCGTACCGGAAGGACGCACGATCTGCTGGGCGTCCGGCACGTCCTGCGTCTCCCAAGGCGGGATGACGCGACGCTGCTCGGGAGTGAAATCGCGACGCGTCTGGACGTTGCGCGCTTCCACCTCGCCGGCAGTTCGATGGTACTGATCGCGCGCCCACCGCTCTTGTGCCTGGGCCGCGTTTTTGCTCTCGGACAACATGGGCAGACCGGCCGCCTCCCATTCCGTTGCCGTGAAGCTGCGCGGGTTCGCACCGCGCGCGAACCCCTCCTGGGACTGGATCGCGTGCTGAAGCTCGTGGAGAGCGACGCTCCGCTGGTCCGCCGCCGTCGGTCCCTGCGCATGAATTACGCCGTCTTGAGCCTCGTATCGCCCCGCCATAACGGGGGACTCGCGGATGCTTTGCTGCGTGCTACCCCAGAGTTCTGGATAGGCGTCTCCCAAATCGTCGTGGTAGAGGCGCGAGTATCCTGGGGGCGCATTCTTGGGGGTGCCGAGCGTCGCGAGGTCGTCAGGGATTTCGAAGCGCCAGTGCTTATCAGGCCCCTCGAACCATCCCGTCTGGTCCCAAATCGCCTGCCGGTCGGCGCCCGTCGCTTTCAGATTTTGTGCCTTCGACAGGGCGGCATGATCGGCGGTCTCGGCATTCCAGCCGCCGAACATCCGCAGAGCCCCTTTCGGCGCCCCGAACGGCAGTGAGCCCGTCATAGCCGTTCCAGCGATCCCCGCCGCCGCGCCCATCGCCTCGTCGGAAACGTGCCCCGTGGTGGGGTCGAACACGCCTTTCTCGCCACGCAGGACTTGGCCTGGGAAGCGGGCCGCATCGACCGCGTCGAACATTGCCTTCGGGAAGGCCGGGACCAGGGAGCCGCTATCATCGCGGCCTATGGGCAAAACCTGTGTCCGCTGCTGGATCGCCCCGGTTGGCGCCGAGGTGATGACCGGCCGGCCCGTGTCCGGATCGATCACGGAGCGGCGCAAGGGTGGGAGCGGACCGAAGCCGAAAGCCATGGCGGGTGCTCCTTAAACGAACTTCGACGCCACATTCGCGCCAGCGAGTGCGGTGCCGAGGATCTGTTGGAGGATCGACGGCTGTGGCGTCTTCTGTACGGTGTTGCCGACCGTCGTCCCGCCCATGCCCGCAATGGGGTTGACGATGCCCGAAGCCAGACCAAGCTGTTTCCACGGGCTTGCCTGCTGGTCGGCGAACAGGGCTTGTGCGGCGTCCAACTGTTCCTGCCGGGCCGCGTCCTGAATGGCGCCGACGCCGGCTAGGGTCTTACCGGGTTGGGTCAAGGCATCCTGAACCGTAGAGATCTGCCCCAAACCGGCTTGTGCCGCAGCGCGGTCGGAGGCGGCCGACGACAGGGCCGTCCCGTACTGCGAAAGAGTCTGCGCGTTGTTGCCCTGGATGAGGTTCGCCAGGGTGTTCTGCCCGGTCAGCGCGGCGGCATCCGCGCTCGACGTGAGGCCCGCGCCCGTGACCGCCTGATTGGCGTTTTGGCTGCGGACGTTGTTCTGACTGTCGAGGAGACCGGACTGAACGCCCGTGCGCGCGTTCGCGGCGCTGTCGATGGCGCCCGCCGCTGCGGCCTGGCGCGCCCGCTCGGCGTCGTAATCCTTGTAGCGCAGTTCGGTGCCGACGCGATCCGTCGCATCGGCTATGGCGGCGTTGAACCGGCCGGAGCCATATCGACCGGACGCGGCCATGCGGGCGGCAGCAGCGCTCGCCGCATCACCAGCGCCCCGTGCGATCATCGCCTCTGTGTAGGGATTGGCTCCACCGAGGAACTTGCCGTCCGCCGCGTCCTGAAGGGATCGCTGGGTCTGAGTGCCAGTGCCGAGTTGATCCGCGAGGATCTTGTAGCCCGAGCCGTCGAGGGCATATTTTCCGTCGATGAGACTGTTGCCGACCGTGGCCGCGCCGCTGTTCGGGGAGGCCATGCGGTTCGCCGCAGCCGCCACGCCCGAGGTATCGACGCCCTGGACGCCCATGAGGCCCTGAAGCGCGGTTTGAATGCCGCTCGTCGTCCCGCCGTTGCCCAGCAAGGTTTGGAGATAGTTGGCCCCGTTCGCCGTCGCGCCGCTGGTGCCCCCGGCGCTCGCGGCCATGGCGTCGAGGCCGGCATTCGTCGTCGCGCCCAGGCCCGCCGTCCGGTCGCCGCCATAGACCTGAGACCCGACCCCGCTGTCGTACGCCTTCGTCGCGCCCGCCAGGATGGACTGAAGCGCGGGCTGGGCCGGAGCCCACGGGTCCGAGTTCTGGGTCTGCTTGGTCTCGGTGGTCTTGCTCCCGCCGCTCATGACAGATCCTTGCGGTAATGCGTGCCGGCTGCACAGGGCTCGGCGTCATAGGTGGGAAGGATGCGCGCCCACCCGCGACGGCCGACGAACTCGACGGTTCGACAGCCCATGGCAGCCGCGCCCGCCTCGATTTGGTTCAATGTCCCGGCCCATTCCGTGACGCGATGACCGCCCATGGAGAGCACCCAACACGAGCGGCCCGAGGCGTATTCGCGGACCTGGGTGACGCCTGCCGCAACAGGTGTGTCGTCGTCGAGCACGGCAATGAGTTGCGCCTCTCCCGCGAGGCACGCCAGCAGCAGCGACATTTCGGTCTGATCGCAGCCGGGACGCTCGCACGCCTTGGCGACAAATCCGCCGAGCGCGGGCCACGCCCGGATCAGCCCCGATGCCGGGACCGGCGCGAGCCGCATCAGTTCCGCCTCAACTCGTATCGGAACAGGCACCCCGGCGGAACGATATCGTGTCCGATCATGAAGGCGCCGGGGCCGACGCTCTTGACGTACCAGCCCGACTTGCCCGCTTGCGCCGTTGTCGGGATTAGGACCGGAACCGTCCGCTCGGCGCAGAGCTTGTCCAGAACCGTCGTTTCGGTCGCGCCCGATGCCAGTTCGACGATGGCCGGCGACATGGCGTTGGTGCCGCCGCGCGCGAGATCGGAAATGGCCTGGATGATCTTCGGCAGATCGGTTTCAGTGAGTGACGGGACGTTCACCGTATCCCCTCCTTGCCCGCGTCAGGCTCGACCGCGCTGGCGTAGCTCCAAGCGGTGCCGGCCGGGATGCGAACGCGGGCGCGGTGGTAGCGCCCCGAGGCGTGGCACGGTGCGAAGCCCTCGGCGTTCGGCGCGGTTTCATCGCGAAGGCGGGGGCTTTCGGACTGCCGCAGCGTCTCGCGCGTACCGACGCGAACCCGCCAGTCGTCGGCATCCGTATCGACCCGTAGCCCCCGAACGTATGCCCGATCCGGGCGGGCCAGCATCGCTTCGGCGGTCTCGATCCGGGCCTCAAGCGGAGGTCCGGTCAGCGTCGAGAGGCGATTGTCCGCCGTGATGACGCCCAGCACCGGCACGCCGCCGGCATAAGAAGGATCGTCGAGGGGCTTTTGCCCCGCATCATCGAGGGAGCCGGGAATGTTGTCGATGGACGCCGCCGGGGTGGCGGCGGCGAGGCCGTAGCGCATCGCGACTTCGATGAGCGTCCAACGATCCAGCAGCCAATCGTACAGCAGTGCCTCCCCGAGCAGGCTCGGATCGGACACGTCGGCGCCGTTCAGTCGGTAAGCGAACAGAACGCGCGGCCCTGTCGCATCCCGGATCGCCACGGTGCTCGCAATGGCGTTGGGGTCCAAACGGCTCGCGAAGAACCGATTGACCCGTTCCGCTCCGATGGGCGCCGAGGCGCCGCCATTGAACACGAAGAACCCCTCTCGGTCGAGGAAGAACACCCGCGCGCCGACCTTCATCACCGACCAGGGCGCGACGGCGCCTCGGTTCTCTTCGAGGATCGAGAAGTCGAACACCTCCTGCGAGCCGGGCGAGAACACCATGCGGCGGATCTTGTTCTCTTGGAACACAAGACCGAACTCGCCGCCCGCGAAGGCCGTGACCGCGCCGCCGTCCGGAAACACCTGAATGTCCGACGTATGGCCGCCGCTGATGACGCCCGGCTCCCAATAGGTAATATCGCCGAGGTCTGACCAATGCACGGCGGACGGGTTCGAGGCGAGGCCGGCGAGAACCAGAAACTCGCTAACGATGCCGAGGTGCCGCGCGCGGGGCGGATTGCCGCCGAGGTCGGCGAACCGCTTGCCCGTGTCAATGTCGATGACTTGGACCACGGTGCCGAGGCACGTCGCCACGAGGCGATTTCCGTAGGCCGCGAAGGACCAGAAGTCACCCGGCGGCACGCTGTAGGTCGCGCCGTCCTTCGACACGTCGTCCCAGGCGCCGGAACCGTTGTTGTAGCGATAGAGCCTGGTGCGCGTCCCGGCGAAATAGACGGGAAAGCCATAGGCCGGGCTGAGCACCTGAATGGCGCCGCGACAGTCCTCAGGCAGTGCCAACGAGATCGGGACAGGGGACCGGAACGGGGCATAGCCATCCGCGCGCGGCACGACATTGGACGCGACGGCCGACACTGAGGCGTCGACCGATGCGGTGTCGGGGGCGTAGGCGGGAAAGGCAATCCGCGCCATCAGGGCGTCGGCCCGCTGTTGACGACGCGGGAGCGCCCGCGCCGTGCCTCACGATCAACGGCCTCGATGTCCTCGATCTGCTGGTTCATCAGGCCGCTCAATTCGACTGCGGCCTGGGTGTTGCGCTCGAACAGGCGAAGCTGCATCAGCGCGGCGTTGAGGTAGAGGTCGGGCGCGATCTTCAGAAGCCAGTTCGTGGGATTGCCCGCGCCGAGGGGCGGCAATCCCTGGCGATAGACGAGACTGACGGGCTGCCCCCAGGCGGGGCCGGTCAGGATGAACGGACGGTCGAGACCGGCGGGCCAGATCGACACGTCGAGATCGATATCGTCGAAGGGGATGGAGCCAATGATGGTGAAGCAGGCCGGAGCCCCGCCGAACCTGCCGGCGGCGACGTAATCGTAGCCATCGCCCTGCCCGCTCCGCGCGAGACCGTAGCTGGGTCCATACAGGCTCAGAAATCGGTGGGGCGGCGCGTAGTCCAGCGACCACCCCTGTGCCGCCGTGACGGACCGCCAGGACACATAGTCATCCGGCAGCGGGGCTCTGCCGGCCACGAGATCGAGCCGCGCCAGAACTTCGTTCTCGACGAGGTTCATCCGGCGCTTGAGCGTCGCTTCCGCGTCCTCGATGAAACGCGGAACGCGCGCGGCGAGGTCGGGCCGGTCGGCATAATCGACAACGTCGGCGACGAGTGCGGCGAAGGTATCGCGGGGCATCAGATCCGGCCGTCTCGAACACGAAATGCAGCGTGATCGCCATCGTTGAGCCATCGGCGTACAAAGGCGTCGTCGCCCTGGCGCACGGCCTCAGCCAGCCGATTGTGAAACACGTGGATCGGCACGCGGGCGGCGAGCGAAAGCCCGTCGCCGTACCGCGTGCCGGCCAACTCGCCGCGAATGGCGGCGTTCTCGGCGACGAGCCCCTCCACGTCCATGACTTCGCGGACGCGCATCTTGTCCCCCTCGTCGAGGGCATGGATTTCGCGTCCGGTCTGGCGGTCGCGGAAGACCACGCACCAGCCGTCGTCGGTGTACTCAAGGGGCTCGTCGGCCATGGTCAGCCCCGGCGGTTCGCGCGCTTCGCGACGCCGGCCTCCATGAGGTCTTCGGCCTCGGATTGCGGCACGCTGAACGTCTCGCCCGCGCGGACGCGGTACTCGGCCTCCGGGTCCATGCCCTCGGGGCGCGTGCGGGGCCAGTAATCGCGGTCGGCGATCATCTCGACCTTGCGCCCTTTGGGCTTGCTGTCGTCAGCGGTGGGGAGGACCGGCGGGTTGACCGGCTGGTTGCTGGTCACGAGGGCCGCCGTCACGCCATCGTCCGCCGTCAACTCCTCCGGCAGATTGGTGACGGGGTTGATGCCGTCCTCGGCCGGCTGGTCCGGGATGACACCGGGACGGTTGTCGCCGCGCGGATCGGGGTTGGCGCCCGTCAGCTTGGTTGTGTCGATGACCGGCGGGGCGGGCTTGTTGGTGACGGTCTTGGTGTCGTTCGCCATGACTAAATCTCCATGCGGAAGCGCCCGGCAAATGGCCGGGGCGCTCGCGGATCAGGGGGAAGGATTACTGGAGGTCGAAAATCCCGAAGTGCCCGGCCTCGTTGCTCACTTCCAGGGTGTATTCGGTGAGCATGACGCGCTTCCAAGCGTCGCCGGTCTTGGCCGGCTTGTCGACGAACATCGGGCGAAGGTAGCGCAGGCGAGCGAGCTTCGGGTCGATTCCGAACACCGTGCCGGGCGTCATCTGACGGTTGGGAACGGCGGCGAGGCGCCCGAAATCGCCGACGTACACGTCCGCCGCCGCGACGATGGTGGCCTCGCCGTCGCCGGTCTCACGGCGCTGCTGGGCGATGCCGGGGAAGCCCGAGAACGACCGCTTCTGTGCCGGCGCCATCATGATGATGGTGGGATCGCCGCCCGACGTGTAGGCGGACTGCTGGGCGTCCTTGACCTGGGTCTCGGTGAAGGCGCGGGCCGTGCCGGCGGTGGGCGCGGCCACGAGGCCGGTGCCCGAGTTGAAGCCGCCATTCGCACCACCCGCCCCGCGCGAGACGTTGGACGTGAGCCACGCCGCGAAGCCGCCGAGGCGACGGGCCGCCGCACCGGCTGCACCGCCCGCGTTGGACGCCTGGGCCGAGAGCAGAATGCCCTCCATGTCCTTCTTCAGTTCCAGGCCCTTCTTCATGGCCTGGTATTTCATCTCGGACTTGCGCCCGGCCTTGTTGATCTCCTCCAGGGTGCCGGAGACGAGGATCGTCTTGCGGGAGATTTGGGTGTAGTTGCCCACGCGAACGGTGGGGGCAACATCGGCGTAAGCGTACTCGTCACCCTCGATGAAGGCGTTGTTCAGATCGATGGCGGCGAGCTGATCCACCTGCCATTCGTGCTTGACCGCATCGGCCTTGGCGCGGCCGATGTTGGAGATGAAAGGGGTGTCGGCCTTCGAGATCATATAGATCTTGTCCTGGAGGTCTTCGCGACCGCCACGGGAATCGAAGGTGTCGGTGGTGCCGGCAAGCTGTGCCATGGTGTCCTCGGAGGGTGTTCCGCAGCCGGCGCTCAGGGCGCTCAGGACAGGCGGAAAGGGTCAGTCGAAGATGCTGTCGTCCAGCGTGGCTGCGGCGGCTTCGACCGTTCCCTCTCGACGGAGGCGGTCCATGGCTCGCTTGTGTGCTTCGCCGTTCCGTGTGCCCGGAGCCTGCCTGACGGCGGCGCGGATCGGAGGGGCGGCCTTGATGCGCTCTTCGACGGTGGGTTTCGCCGCCTGGAGGTCAAGGTATTTCGTCGCGAGTTCGATCACGGGGAACGCGCGGGGATCGATGATCTGGCTGAAGGCGTCGAGGTCGAGGCCAAGCAGCTTCGAGTGCTTGGAGACGCCCTGACGAAGGTCGTTCCAGCCCTTATCGGTGAAGAGGTGCGGGTGGGTCTGCTGGACCGCTAGGGCGGCTTCACGACGCTGTTCGAGGTCGCGGCTCTCGCGCTCGGCGGCCTCGGCTTCCTGCTTCTTGGCGGCAGCCTGCTGCTCTGCGGTCTGCTTCTGGCCCAGGTGTTGCTGGGCGCCGAGAAGCTGGTTCACCTGGGCCACAGCCTCGTTGTAGGCTTCGGATTTCTCCATGTAGCCCATGGGATCGGTACGGATCAGATCCTTGCTCGGCGGCTGGGGCATCCGCGCCCGCAGCACTTCGAGCGACACGTTGAGGATCGTCTGGATCTCACCGCGCTCGGCCTCAGTCTGAGATCTGACGGCCTCGAACTCGCGAACCTGCTCGGCGAGGGCCTGCGTCTTGCGGGTGTAATCCGCCTGTCGCTGATAGCCCCGCCGGATTTCGTCGGCCGTGAGCTTGTGGCCGTCGATCTCGATGAAGTCGGCAGACTTCTCGTCCGTCTTGGCCTTGGGCTCCGGCCCATCCTCTGCATCGTTCGCGCCTTCCTCGCCCTCGGCAGCCTCGCCGGCGTCCGAGCCGTCGTCTTCGGCTTCCGTGGCGGGCTCCTCGGCCTCGTCGCCGTCCTGGGGCTCCTGTGGCGCCTCTCGGCGGCGCGGCTCATTCGGCGCGGCCGACGTGTCCTCGGTGTCGCCATCGTCGAAATCGAGCGCATCGTCGGGCAGGGTGTCCGCCACGGCGTGGAGGTCGTTCGGGTTGATATCGCGCGCGGGGGCGGTCTCGGGGGAACCCGAGGTATCGCGGTCAGACATGATGGGTCTCTCGGTTTAGGCCCTGTCCCGTCAGGCGACGGAGGGCGGAACTCGCTCGGCGGCTTGGCCGGTCGTCACGATGGACTCGGCAGCAGCGCGAAGGCGGCGGGCGGCTTGCAGATCGGCGGCGGCGCGGATCAGCGAAGGGGTGTTGGCGAGGTCTGCGGCGTCGAGGGCATCGACGGCATCGGCCTCAAGGCGGGCAAGCAGGGCCTGGAAGGTTTCGTTATCCAGAAGCTGTTGCGCGGCGATGGCGCGGGCGCGAGGATCGGTCATTGGCGGGGTAGATTGCTACTGACGCCCTGTTGCCCGGCCGCGACGGCCAGAGCACGCAACTGCGCCTCGCTCTCAAGCTCCTGCCGACGAAGTTCGAACTCGCGGTTCATCTCTTCCATCTTCAGGTCGTACTCCTGTCTCAGGCGCTCGCGGGCCATCGTCAGTTCGGCGTCCTGCTTGGCCTGATCCATGGCAACATCGGCCTGCATCCGCTGCTGGTCGCCCTGGGCTTTCATCTCAAGCGCCTGCTGGTCGATCTGGGCTTTGGCTTGGAGTGCCTGCACCTTCGGATCTGGTGGCGCCGGGGGCTTCTTGGCCTGCCACTCGGCGAACTCGGCATCGGTCAGGCGGGCGAAATACTGGTCCGGATCGCGCAGGCCCGAGGCTTCCACCATCTTGTGGAGCGTCGATACCACCATGGCCGGGCGAACCACGGGGTTGTCGACGCCGAACTCGACGACGATTTCCTTCTGGCGGGCCAGGACACCGCCGAGCATGGCGAGGTCCCGCTCCCGCGAGCCGGTGCCGAGGCCGACATTGATCGACACATCCATGCTCGCGTTCCAGTCGCGGGGATCGAAATCCACCCACTGGTCGCGGAGCCGGATCGTGCGCGGCCGGTCCTGATTGCGAACGATGATGCGCAGCAGTTTCGCGAACAGCGGCTTGAAGCCGAGTTCCGCCATGTTGCGCGCGATCAACTCCACACGGGCGTAGGAGGCGTCGTGCTCAATGGTGGCCGCCGTGGCGGTCTGGGGGTCGAGTGCGGTACTGTCGAGCGATGCCGTGGCGTTAGACACGCCCGTGCGGCGCTGAATCACGCTGTCGATGTAGTTGATGGACGCCAGGATGCTCGGCGAAACGTTTGGCGCGGCGATGTCTGCGATGGCCGCCGAAGCGGGCGTATCGCCCTTGATCCGGATGATGTTGCCGAAAGCCCGCGTCCGCACCTCATCGGGCTCGACCAATGCCTTTTCGTTCACCACCCGGTCGGGCATGTTCTGCGAATAGGTGTTGTCGAGGAAGCCGCGCAGCAGGGCCGTCTTCACCCGCTGAAGGTCGCCGACATTGTCGAACGTGCCGCGCCCCATCCATCGATGCGGCACGGGCTGGCCCGTCATGGAGACGAACGGCACATCGTCCGTCCAGGGCTCATTGGAGAGCCGCTCGCGGTTGCCCGATAGCCCCGCGATGACGACCTTGCGCATCTCCGCGATGCCGTCATCGTCGAAGTCGAAGCGCACATACGCCTCGATCACCTCGATTTCGGCATTTGCGCCGGTCGGGTTGGCGCTCTTGTCGTCATCCTCCTCGCGCTCGGCATCGGAGCCACGATTGCCCGACCCGTAGGCCGGCAGGCGATCCACCACGTCCCTCGGATAGCCCTGCTTGACGAGATCGGACCGGGTCAGGCGCGAGCGATGCCAGACCGCGCGGGCGGTTTCGATGCCATGCGCTCCGCGCGAGATGCCGAAATCATCTGGCGGCACGTTCTCGACGACGAGGCGTCCGTTCGAGATGGTCCGCTCGATCCGGAGGTCGTAGACCGTGATCGGCTGAACCTGCCCTACCATCTGCGCCGGAACGATCTCCTCGCGCGTATCGACGCCGAGCAATTCGATGCCTGGGTCTTGCATCAGCATCACGACCTGATCCATCGACAGGCCGCGCAGATCCTCGGTCTCGGTGTCAGGGGTGGTGTCCCAATACGCCTTGACGATGCCGTTGCGAACGTCGAGCGCGTCTCTGATCCAAGTCTTGGTGACGAGGTAGCCGTTGCAGTCGTTCCACCAGACATGGTTGATGTAGTCGGTGGCCTGCGCCGCCGTCGCCTCGTCCCCCTTGCGGGTCGGCGCGTAGCTGACGACGTTGTCCGCGCCCGCGAACACCCGAAGCAAGCCGGGCTCCATGGTATCGGTCACGTCGGCCACGTCGCGCGATACAGCCGACGAGCGCCCCTTCTCGCTTGGAAGGTCGAGCATCACGCCGTCGTAATAGTCGAGCGCCGTGTCTCGGGCGCCCTTGCGGCCCTTGATGCTGTCGTGCCCCACGAGTTCGTCGTTCTCGAACGTGATGCCGCTGGCGATTTCGTCGTCGAGCATCCGGAGAAGCGCGGACGTGGCCTCGCCGGTCCGGGCGTCGTCGACTTTATCGCGGCGCATGACGGGTGGAGACATCAGGAGCGGGCCTTCATTGTGTCGGGTCCGCAGCCCAGAGGTTGACCTTCACGCCGTTGGCGACGGTGCCGAAGACGTCGAAGCTCAGGAGGCTCGCGAGGCTCACCAGCACTGCCGGGAGCGTGCGCGACCGCTGCGCCTTGACGGTGATCGCGGTGTGGGTGTCGTTCGTACCGTCCGAGGTCGAGGCCCGCGCGACGATCTGCACGACGACGGGCGAGCCGGTATCCTCGACCATGTAGGCGATGGGCGGGAGCTTGCCGGCGGCGACCACGATGGGCCGGGCGAAGGTCCACGTCGCGGTGCCGTCCGTCGCCGTGGTCAGGACGGTGCGCTGCACCCGCGCGGCGTGGGTGTGGTCGGCACGGGCATAGGCCGAGGAGGAGCCGGTCGCACTGTCGATGGCCGTGGCCGGCGGCGTCGCCGTGCCCGCCGCTGGCATCCGCGACTGGATCGCGGTGACGGCATCCTTCGTGGCGTAGGCCGAGAGATCGATGGCGTTCTCACCACCGGGTCCTGCGGCCTGGGCGCCGATGGCGAGGAGCGCGCCCGTCAGGATCAGAGCGATCCGCTGCATGTCAGGCGGCTCCCACGGCCTGGAGGTAGGCGAGCAGGGCGCTGTAGATCTGCCCCGGCTCGTTCTGGTTGCCCGTCGTGGTCAGGGCGCGCCCCCAATGCACGAGGGCGATCCGCTGCGAGCCGAAGGACACGCCGTTGACGCCGCAGGCGTTGAGGTTGGCGCTCGTCAGCGCGGCGGACGCATCCGTGCCGGAGCGAGCCGCCGCGCCGTTGAAGAAGCTCGCCCAGGCCGCCGATCCCGTGCGGTTCCAGAGGACGTGACCGGGGCCGGATCCGGAATTGACCAGCGTCACCGTCGAGGACTGGTTCGGGCGCCCCACGAAGGCGCCGGCATTGTTCATACCGATGGCCGAGTTGGCGTTGCCGACCTCGAACTGCTGCGCCGCCGGGGTGCTCGCGGTCAGGAACCACGCGCCCATGTGGCCGCTGTTCTGGGTGAACTTGCCGGTCGGGGTCACGGTGACCGGGTTGACGTTGAGGTTGAGATAGGCGGCGGAACCGTCGCCCGCGAACCCCCGGTCGGCGGTGAAGCCGACGTTCCCCGAGATCGTGGCCTTGCCGGTCGCGGTCGGGACCGTCGTGGTGAACCCACCGGGGAGGTTGAGGCCCAGGCGGGCAATCTCGCTGTCGGCGGCGGCGAAGAGATAGAGGCCGTCGAGCGCGGGCGTGCCATCGACCGTCGAGAGCAGCCCGAAGCGGCGCAGCGTGGCGACGAGCGTGTCTACGGCGGTGCGGCGCGCGTCGGTCGGCGCCGTCGTGGCCCGAGCGAAATACGCGGGCGTCTCGGGCTGCTCGGCGTAGGTGCGCCCCGTGCCGTTCAGATTGTCGAGGAACGCGGCCCGCGACAGGTCGTAGGCGTTGCCGCCATCGGGCGTGAGGCGGCACGGGAAGGGATAGGGGCCGGGTGCGGCGGCGCCCGCGTTCTTGTTCCAGTAGCCGTGATACCAGACCCGGTTGGCCGGGTCGGCGATGAACTGCGCCATGTCGCGGATGTAATCGGGGCGATCCGCGCCGATGCCCCACTCGTCGATGGACATCATCTTGTTATGGGCGCGGGCGAACTCGGCCATGTATTTGAGGCCGAACCGGAACCCCGCCGCGCCGACCAGATCCTTGCCCTGCGACGCGCGGGCGAAGGTCACGGCCTTGGAGACGTCGGCACCGATCAGGTAGGCGTCGACCCCGATCACATCGACGAAGGCGTCCCCCGGATAGGCCGTCGTCGGATCGAACTCGGCGCCCGTCGAATCGAAGTTGTAGGCCGAGACGCACAGGATGACCTTGAGCCGAGGCGAGCGCGCCTTCAGCAGGGCCGCCATGACGCGAAACGCGTTGAGGAAGTCGGTCGAGCCGGATGCCGTGGTCGCGGCCCAGGGCCACGCGCCGGGGGTGTATGCCTCCCAGCCGATACGGACCGGGATCGGCCCGACCGGGTTGTGGGCCAGGATGGCGTCCGCCATGGCGTTGATGACGCCGTTGTAGGTGCCGGCGGTCGTGTCGGTGAGTGGCTGCGTCGTGGTGCAGAGCGGGAGCGCCCAGGCGAGGGGGATACCGGCCCAGGTCTGGCACAGCGTGCGCACCTGCCCGAGGCAGGCGTCCCACGTCCCCACCGGGTTGGCGAAGGAGCCGCCCGATCCGCCGGCGTTGCCGAAGGCATGCACGAAGTCCGGCGTGCGCCCGGCCCATGCGGTCCAGGCATCGTAATCCGAGCGCGCATCGCAGCGCACGCAGAGCTTGGCGCTCGCGAGGGGGCCGTTGGCGCGGGAGAGGGCGGCGCTTCCGCCGGAGGGGCCAGCCATGACGCGCTCCTCAGTAGCTCAGCACGGCGACGGTGCCGCCGGCCGATGCGCAAGCGACGTAGAGAGCCGCCGTGGTCCGCCCCGAGGCGTCGAAGGTGAACGATCCGCCAGCCGGAAGGGGGTAGCCCGTGCCATAGGCGGCGGCGCTGCCCATCAGTTCGCACGCGATGCCGCTGGTGTTGGTGACCGTGCGGCGCGCATCGGCGGCCACCGGAGACACCAGCACGCCCGTAGTGCCGATGCCGGTTGTCCGCTGGGTGTTGATGGCTGAAGATGCGCCGCCGGCCCCTCCGCCGATGCCGGCAGCCGAACACAGGGCGCCTGTGCTGTCCACGAACAGGCTGGTGGAGTCACCGACGCGGAGGCTCTGTGCCCCGCACGTCGAGACCGTGCGCGCCGTCTGGGCATGGGCAACACTGGAGAGGCCAGCGGCGAGAACGGCGGCCAAGATCAGGCGAAGGCGCATGAGATACCGATGCCTTGTGTCAGACGGATCAGGCGCTGCCGCCATGGAAGTGGCAGCCGCCCCGGCAGTGGGCTGGGTGGCGCCCGCATGGGCAAGGCGCGGTCGCATGTGGCGAGCCGTACGTGCCGATTGGATAGGCGTGAGGCCCACATGCTAATGGATAGGTGTTTGGCGGCGACGTTCTCTCGCTCAGCGCGGCTCGAATTTCCTCGCGAACAATCCGCCGCACGTCATCGAGACTGACGGTATCGGTCATCACACCACCCACCGGCTATCCGGGGCCTTCCACTTCGACTTGCGCGGCTCGACGATGGCGTGCCGGCGCATCATGAGGGCGTAGCGCGTGGCCGATAGAAGATCGTCGCGGAGCTTCACCACTCGCCCGTCCTCGCGGTGATAAAGGCGGAACTCCTCGAACCATTCGTCGAGATGAGCGAACACCCGGAACCGCCCGGTCTGCATCCGATCAAGCATATCGAGGATGCCGGCCTCGACGCCGTTGCCGCCCTCTTCGTGCGTCGCGTGCTCGGCGAGCATTTCGAGGCCCTGAGAACGGTATTGCTCGGCGAGGGCGAGCCCTGAACCTTTGTCGTGCTGGAGGCCGTCATGCGGCCAGGCGCAGGGTATCCAATCGCCCCACGGCTTGATCGCGGCGGCGTGCAAGACGGGTGTGGCCTCTTTCTTCCGGTATGCCGCGACCACGTACCAAATGTCGTTGTCGCGGTCCCAGGCGCAGCGGACGGCGGCGAACGGGTGATCGTACCCGAAGTCCATGCCGACGATCTGCGGCCAACTCGGCGGGATCGGGAATGCCTTGCAGCGGACCTCTTCCTCGGCAATGGGGAAAATGCGGCCGGAGCCGAGAACCGGGATGCCTTTGGTGCGCGCGTCGCGCATGTGCGGCGGGATGGCGTCCCAGAGCTTTTGCTTTTGCTCCGCAGTCAGGTGGGGGACATCATCCCAGGTGGCTTGAACGCAGTAGGTCACAACGCCCTCACCGCTCCAAGATAACGCATCGTCACCTCTGTCATTCCGGACAGCGGCGTGAAGGTGCAGAGCATCAGCCCGTTCGTCGTCATGAGGCGCAACATACACTCGTCGAACACGTCGCTCGGCGGCTCTTCATCCAGCCATACGATGTGCTTCGATGTCCCCTGAAACTTCTTGCGCCCCTGATCGAAGCTCTTGAACCCGAGGAGCGAGGCGCCGCCGCTGACGTGTCGGACGTTGACCTGATCGAAGGCCCCCGTCACACCGGCCCGCCGCGAGGGGCTGCCGATGATGTCTGCTTGGGGGATCAGCCCCGTACCCAGGTCCTCCACCGGACCCATGAGGATCAACTGAACGATATCGCGCGTCGTCTCGCTCGTGTCGCCTGCCGCCCAAGCCTGGATCGGATGATCGAACCGCCGGCCCTCCCACCAATCGGGATAACGGCCCGTCAGGTGAAGCGCCGTTTCATAGCCCCCGACACCGAAGCTCTTGCCAACGCGGTTGGCCGCCAACATGCAGCGGTCGTATTCGGTCGCCCCAGCTTTGAAGAACGCCATGTGCTTGGCGTAGAGGTCCCGCCGAAGCGGGCCGGTCTCGGGATAGAGCCGCAGGAGCTTGGTTCGTTCGCGCCGCCTGGCGCGCTCCTCCAGAAGCTCAAGCAATTCCCGCTTCGCCGCGATCCGCTTGGCAAGATCGGACATGGATCAGTGCTCTGTGTGGTCCCCGGCCACGCCAGCCGCCACAGCCGCCGCTGCAATCCGGGCGTCGAGGTCGTCGTCTCCGAGCCCGCTATGGGTCGCGTTGAGGTCGACCTTATCCACGAAGATGCCGAGCTTCTTGCCCAGCAATTCGAGGGCGCGGTTTGCGACGTTGCCCTCGTACTTGAACTCGCCCTTGGCCTCGCCGTCGCCGCCGATGACCGGCTCAGCCTGCATCGCGCGCTCGGCGTTCTGCATGAGGCGGGAGATCACCCATTCTTCGGTGAGGACCGCTTTGTCGGCCCCGAGTTGCTGAAGTTCGCGCACGCGCGCGGAGACCTCAACATTCCTTGACAGCCTTGAAGCCGACGACCACGCGGAAGAACCCTCGCAGTCGTATCCAGCCTCTTTGTACGCCTCAGTGCAACTGCGGCCTCGGGCAAGCTCCTGAGCGAACCGCTCATGGCGGGCATTGGCGAGGATGGGCATGGGCGTTCTCAGTTCGTCCGAAGGGCTGCCAAGAGCCCAAGGACCATCGTCGCCGCGACGAACTCAGCGAGGGCGGGGGTGGCTAGGCGTCTTCGGGAAGCTTGACGCGCGTCGGCTGAAACACCGCGCGGTTAAGCGCCATGAACGCCTGCTCAATTCCCGTTCGACCGATAGAAAACCAGCGCCCATCAATGGCGCCGGCCGGAAGGGATCCGAGCTTATCGAACTGACGCAAGACCATCTCTTCCAGAGCTTTGTTCTCGTTGACCAACGCCACTTTGTCGGCGCCCTGATCCACGTACCCGCTAACGGGTAGACCCTTGAACTTCTCAGTCATAACGATCTCCTACTCCCCCACCGCCATACGGTCGGATGTGGGTTTGGGGCGGGCGGCGAACTTATGAACTACGAGGCTGCCGTTGCTTAGGCGCTCAATGCTGTCGTCGGGCTCGGCGATAACACGGCCCTCGGGAGTAAGGACGGACCACAGAGCGTAGTCGCGGTCGTCAGGCTTGATATCAATCGTCTTATCCGCGACGGCATCTAACAGCCATGCCGGGGCGCGATCAAAGGGGCATCCATCCCAACTGTCGCCGTTGAAGTCGGCAGCGGTGACGCGAACGGTGTCTGTCATCACCTCTCCTTGCGATCCAGGGCGGTGGTGGGGATCGATGCGGGGCCAACAGCCAACCTGCCAGTGCGTGCTATGACCGCTTAGCGATGCCTACCAGCGCGACCCATGGTTAGAGGCCGGTGCATCGTTACGTCAGGGAGTGCTTCTGGGTTCCTGCCCCGTGCTCGGGTTGCCGCATCGAACTCGTGTGCCGCATCGCGGCGAAACTTGGGGCGAGCTACCAAGGACGCTAGGCATCCCCGGTTGTCTTCGCCGATACCCTCGCCCAGCATCAGCATATCGCCTGCGCTATGCCCCGTCGGGCCAACTCATTGCCGCCAGACGATGCAGCGCAGAGGATATTTCGGTGGCTCGCCCGCATCGCGGGGTACTACACCGAACTATTGTCCCCAGGGGGTGTGCGTTGAGCGCAGTGACCGTTTCCTGGGGCGAAACTGTATGAGGCAGCCCCGAAAGGCTTTCGGCGTCGCTGCTTATCCGAGCGGAAAGACCGGGCCTCTGAAGCAGGAACCGCATCGCGGCCCTGATTGCCCTACGGAGCGACCCGCTGAGCGATCTCGCGGCGCTGGGATCTCTCCCACTTCGGACCTACCCACCCAGGCTAGAGGTGCACTTGCCTGGGCCTCTCGGTTGCCTCGGACGATCTCTCGTCACGCCAGCTGTGTTGCCGACATCGCGGCGAAACTCTAGGGACAACTCTCCCATCGGCAGAAGCGGTTTTCGGCCTGTTGGCGGCCCGCCGTTCCGTCGAGGTGCCACGCTTTTGCGCGCTGACATTGACCCGTCGCGCGCTAAGTTAAAGCACGACACCGGCAAGTCAAGCTCTTCGTAACGCTGCCCCCTGCATTTGCGGGCGCGTCAGGTTCTCCAACGCATCCAAGCTGACAGTCATGATCGTCTGTCGGCCGAACAGCGTAACCGCGATCCGCGCGGCCTGTTGATCGTTGTCGTTCTCGGCGACACCCTCCTGTCCAGCGAATGCGCCCTCCACGATGCGAACCTTCTCGCCAGCCAATACGAACGGCGCAGGTTTGGCATCTCGCCCGGCAATGAGCCCAGGCCGAAGATCCTCGTTGAACCAGCCTTCGCGTTCCTCGTCGGCAAAATCCGCGATCCCGCACCGTACCCACACGCCGTCACGCATCTCCCGGCTACGCAGCGGCATCGCCACAGGAGCCCCGTGGGCGCCAATGACGCCGATCACCCCTGCCCTGCTCCTTTGAAAGGCGTCGCGGGCGTACACGGGCTCCCAATCGCACGGAGAGGCGATGCGGGCGAAGAGGTAACCACGGAAAACCGGCGTCTGGATCTGTTCGCGCCGCTTCTCGCGCGCCCTGATGCGTGTGGCCCACTTCGTATCGGTTGGCACGTAGCTCGCCACGCCGGCATCGGACAGGGCATCAGCGCAACGATATTCGCCCTGCGGCGCCGTCACGAGGCAGAACCATTTCACGCCGGGCTCGGCCATGATGACCGGCGGGTGGCGCCAGTCCTCGGCCTTGATCGGCACGTCCTCCAGGCCCCCTTTCGGCTTCGGGGTGTTATCGTTCAGGCGGCGTCCGTTGAAGTTGAGGCCCATAGATCAATCCTTCAGCGAGAAACGGAGAAAGAGCGGTCGGAGCCGGGTGCCGCAACGTACCATTGCCACCGAGGGAGCAGGAGGCGCCCACCGAATGTCTTGCCCCAGACCATAGCATCAGGGTCGGCGTTGATGGCCCGGCAGTAGGCCCGCGCCTCAACCTCTGTCGTCGGCTTGTTGAACAGGTTGAACATTCGGTCTGTCCTGTACGGGGGAGAGGGTTAGGCGGAAGGCGGGCCAACTAAAACAAAATGACCATCCCCGCCGACCGGAAGAACCTCCGGCAGGATGTGGCCTTTCTCAACGTGCCTAAGCATGGCCCTGGCTTCATGAAGGGCGAGAGCCATCCGCAGATGGTGCAAAATCTCGTCGTTACCGGCCCACGGTACTTCAGCATGCAGAAGCTGAACGCGATCGATTAGGGCGCGCAGGACCTCTTGGTTAATGACGCCCTCAACTGGCTGGTGAAGCGGCGCCCGGCTAACAAACTGCAATAGCGTCTTACCACCCCCATCCAAGTGGTCGAGTTCGTAGAGGTGTCCCGGCTCTAAAACCCTCATCACTCCCCTCCCCCTTCGTTCGCCCGCTCAATCAGCCACTCGCCAAGACGGCGGGCGTCACATCTCGGTATCTCAACTTCTGTGGTGTAGATCTGATTGCCAACCTTCAGTAAAATTCGCCCATCAACTTGTTCCAAGCGCAGGCAACCGAAGCTGTGGTACACGCTTGGCCTAATCGGTGCGTCTGATGTCATGGCGTGGCCTTCATCTCGCTTTGACGCAGGCCTGCTTTCGGGGCGCGTCGCGTAAAACCGCGATCCCACATCATCCGCTCAAACTCGCTGGCATATCGCCGGGGTGCGCCGACCGGTTTAAGTCGAATGTGAACGAGAGAAACGGCAAGCGGCGTCACGACACTCACCGCCCAATCCCGCTTCGGATAAATGCCGCCACGCCCGCCCATCACTGGATAGGAGAGTGCCCACCACTCCGGCTTCAGTCGGACATGGACGGAGAAAGCGGCACCACGCTGAGAACCGTACAGGCCTTCGGGATCATCAGATTTCGGGCCGACCTTTCCGTTTGGGTATACGTTCGCCCACCACTCCCTCATCTCACCCATGGCTGTCCGCTCCTACCTTCGCCTTACGGGTGGCCTCTGAGGCGGCGAGACGTTCGGCGAGGGCCTTGTTCTCGGCGGCGCGCTCCACGGCGGCGGCCTGCCCCTCGACTTCCCGCTCATCGCGCATCTTGGCGGCGCGAGCGGTATCGGCCACAAACTCGTCGTAGCGCCGGGCGACCTCGGCCCGCTCCTCGTCGGTGGGAAGCGTGTAGACCTCGGCATCCAGCACGGCGTTAATCTTGGCGCGCTCTTCCTGCGCGGCGGCGAGCATTGAACGACACACGGCAGCGATCTCGCCGGGCTTGGGCGCATGGATGCCCTGCCCGCTCGTGCCGTCGAGGAATTGCATGCAAGCCCGCTCAACGGCCCAGGCCGGAAACTTGGTGAGCACGGCAAGGTACGCCTGCCGCTGAAGCTTCTGCGTCTCTAAATCGACTGTAGGGGCCGCCATGACGCTTCGGAGCATCCCGACCGACCGACGCACCACGGCGGCGTCGCAGCCCGCCAGCGCCCCGTCCAGGGCGTTTCTACGGCCTATCAGCAGGGCACGTTGTTCCTCGTTCGGCTCATAGGCCGCCGACAAGGCGCAGCGGCGGTAATTGCCGGGGATCGTTTCCAGCAGATTGTGGAGCATCCCGGTAAGGTCTGCCGTCCGCCTGTCGGCCGGCGCGATCCCAGTTCCGGCAGTTGTCGTGAGAGCCGTGGTCATCGTGGCCTCCCTGAAGTTCTGAATTTCCTTCAATCGCGTCGGCGGCCCAGAAATCGGCACCGTTGCGGGGCTTGTCGGTCTGAGGCGAGCCGAGCTTTTCGTGCTCACGGTCCATGAAGCCGTGCAGTGCCAGGGACCAGTCCGCCTTGGAGGCGACTTCCCGATTGGCATTCTCATGCGACCAGTGGATCATCCGCCGGCAGATTGCGTCAGCGAAATCCCTAGGCCGTCCTAGGCGTTCGGCCTTGGCGTAATGGCTTTCGGCAGGGGTGAAGGACACGGGGCAGAGGCCGCCCTTCGGCTTCTTTCTGCGGCGCGAGCCCGAAGAACCTTTAGGTTCTGAGTTCTCTTTCTTCTCTACCTCTACCTCTACCTCTCTCTCTGCTTGATTTTGCTTGTCGGGCGGTGAAGCAGAAGCTTGATCGGGATCGTTATTTTCCAATACGTTACGCCGATTTTCTTGCGCCCGTGTCCCACCTGTCTTGCCTGCGTCTGCCTTCTGTCTCCGCATGGTCTCACGGTCGTCTAGCTCACGTGTCACCCTCGTGTTGGTCAGGTGTCCGTCGATCTCAGCGACTTTCCCGGCTGCCAACAGGTCGCCGAGCAGCTTGCGAGCCTTGTTCGGGTGGCAGCGCCAGATGCGAGCCAGCGTTGCCGGCGCGCTGGGGATTGCTGCCTTGCGGCGGTAAAGCTGATGGCATAGGCGCAGATAGGCAGCCTCAAGCTCCAGGCTGAGTGCATCAGTGCCCTCGTCCCAAGCCTCGTAATCCATCTTGTAGAACTCGCCCTTCATGAGTGAGCCTCCACGCCTAGCGCCCGCTGAAAGTTCGCGGCCTGCATGCCGAAGAAGTGCACACCGTCGCAGAAGAGCACTCCGGTGGCGTAAAGCGGGCAAACGTCAAACCATTCGCCAGACATTCCCCACTCAGCCAATGTCGCGTGCATCTCCTGCTCAAGCCCGAAAGCATCGGCCCGCCGATCAAGCATCACCATGCTGCAAAGCATCAGTTTTCTGGCTGAGCCAACTTGAAGCTCACGAAGGCGTCCGGTCGGATTTGCGCTGATCCCAACTTTCGTTGGAGAAGTCGCAACACCGTCGATCACCGTGCCGATGATGTAGAGGAAACAAGGCTTCTCGCTCATCGCCCGATAGCCTCCGACGCAGAGTTGATGTGAGCCTGCATGGCTTCAGGAAGGGCCTGGAGAGCCCTCAGAGCGGCAGGGACGGCGGTCTCGTCGTGCATGGCGGCAAAGACCGCGTTGCAAGCTGTCTGAGCCTCTAGAGGGCAGACAGCGCGAATGTCGTTGAGGCTGGAGCGACGAAGCTCCCAAGGGCGTCGGGTGTCGAAGGCAGGGTGATCGCGGAGCGGGCTCAGCAAGGCGCGCTCTCCCCGTTCCAGATCATCAGCACGGAATAGGCGCCGTGCGTCGGGCCAAGATCGGCGGCGAAGCGCCAGCCGGCGGCTTCGTAGATCGGGATCTGGCTGTGCGGGACGTAGTGGAACCAGGAGATCATAGCAGCGCCTCCTGCACCGGAGCGACGCGCGCAGCAGCCGCGAACATGTCCGGCCGCTGCACAGCCCTCTCAAGCCTGCGGCACGCGGTGTCGAAGTGAGTCTGGTTAAGCTCGATGCCGACAAACGGGCGGCCAAGCCGCACAGCCGCCACGCCCGTCGATCCAGACCCAGCGAAGGGATCGAGGATTAAGCCCTCAGTCCATTCGATCACCGCCATCATTAGCTGAACCGGCTTCTCGCTCGGATGATGCTCATTCGTTGTGCGCGGCGCCATCACAACGTCATTCGGGCGCCCCTTGGGCCAGCGATGCTGCGGACCAGGATAAAACAGCGCGACCTCCGTCTGCCGGCCGTGCTCGTGCTCAAGATCGCCCATGGACCAGTTGTTCTTGACCCACGTCACCATGCTTTTCGGCTTGGGTACCGAAGCCAGGTTGTCCCATCGGCAGAAAATGTATCGCGAATGCAGGACAGGTATGGAACAGGCCCAGACAAGCGCATCGTCTGTGCAGTCGTTCTCGATCTTCGCGTGACGAACCTTCCGATAATTGGATCGGAAGTCCATGCCGTAAGGTGGATCGCAGACCAGACATCCCGCCACCGGGAGCGTCGATACAATCTCACGCGCATCCCCAAGGTGCATCGTCACGCCCTCGGCGAGGTGTTCGACCCGGCTCATGCACGCCCCTCCGAAACCGCAGCGAGGGCGACCGGAAGACGGCGCAGGACTTCAGCCAGAGCCGCAGCGACCAGGGCGGGAGGCTCGTCAAACGTGACCTCGGCGATGTCGCTTAGGATTTCGCGGATCTCGTCTTCGGTCATGCGGATGCAGTCTCCGTTTTGCGGGCACGCTTCGGCTTCGGCTCGACGCGGGGAATGAGATCGGCAGCAGTCACGGTGACGACGGCGCCTTGAACACCGGTTGCCCAAGCAAGGTCGATGGCCTGGCAATCGCTGTCGTTGCGCACAGCGCCGCAGGACTGAAGGAGGTCGTTGACGGGCTTCAGGTAGTTGTCGAGGTCAAGTCGCCGGCCGGTCATGCAGCCGACCCGCAGAGACAGCGCATAGGGGCCGTCGATGTGCTTGCCGGCAGCGGCAGCGTTCAGGATCAGGCCAGCGCTCGCCTTCCATGTCTCATAGGCCGGCGCCGGATAGACCCGGTTCCGGGCCTTCCGCCACATGCGGTTGGCCGATGGGGGCAGCGGGAGCGTGGCGCAGATCATGCCGCCACCACACTGAATGTGCCGTCAGCATTCTCGTGACGGGACGTATGGGCCGCCTTGGTTTGTCCGAGATACTTGCCTTCGTACGGCGAGACAGTCGGCGCATCGAGTTGCGTGAACAGGAACTGGCAGACCGGATCGCCCTTGCGGAACGTCACCGGCTTGTCGCCGAGGTTCACCAGTTCGAGAGTGGCGTTACCCCAGAAACCCGGATCGAAGAACGTATTGAACGCACTCACAAACACGCGGGCGTAGCTGCTCTTATCGCAGACCGCGCCAGAGAGATCGGGCGGAAAGTGGAAGTCCTCTGCCGTGAAGGCGAGGGCCTGCATGGGCGGGTTGGACCGCAACGCGGCCTGTAGGCGCGCCTCGTAGGCGAAGCTCAGACCATACTCCATGACGTGCGCAGCGATGATGTGCGCCGGGTTCACACCGAGAACCAAGTCATGGTCGATGGTGCAGTCATACGAAGCGCTGGACAGGCCGGCGCTCTTGCCGTTGACGACCACTCGCTTCGGATTGAACGGCGAGATCAGCGGGCGCGGCCCCGAGCACCGAGCCATGATAGATTGCGCAGACAGGATCATGGGCGTCCCCTAGTCATCCAACGGAGGAATTGAGCCCACACCAGGGCGGCGGTGGCGCGTGCGTTCAGCCACAGCGCTCTCAACAGCCATACGATGAGCGGCGATCTCGGCGCGGATTGCTGCGGCATCGGCTTCCTTCCGGGCTGTTGAGGCTTCAAGGCGGACACAGATTGCAGTGAGGTTCAGCCAGTCGTGGGCGGCTACGGTCGCCTCTTCGCGGCGCCCTATGATCCGGCGCACCCAGGCAGGCGACCGACCCACATCCCGCGCGGCGCGGTCGTAGGCGCCCATCTTGTCGTGCCCGGCCGAGAGGTAGTGACCGATGACGGTCAGCAGCTTCGGTCGCGCGTCTTCCAGCACCTTGTCGGCCGTGAACATCATTGCCCGACCCCTGAATTTTGCGCGCATCCGCTCAATCCTCCGTGCTCAACTTGACCTTGAGGACGGAGGAGCTCCGAATGACGAACAGAAAGGATCTCAGACGCGGTACGCTGGAACTTGAGGAAATTGCCGCTGACGCATCCTGGCTGGAGCACGTCGAGCGGGTACGAGAGAGCGGGCGACGCTACAGGCCGGCAAGCCATGGCAATCGTCCCGCTTTGAGCGAGCGTCCGTCCGTGCCCGGCAAGGTGCGGCGGACGCCCGAACAATTGAAGCTGGATCTGAGAGCGGCCCATCAAGCCTTCCTCTTCCAGTCAGACTTCCAGAGAACGGGGATCAATTTTTCCGGGGGCGTTTCCGGGTCGAGGCTCAAATCCGCGATGAGCCTATCGACCCGACGCACACCATGAAGAACCGAAGTATGATCGAAGCCCCGCATCGCTGCGCCCGCCTTCGGCAAAGACATTTTCTGTCTGCGCACGAGCATCCAAAACATGATGTGCCTAGCGCGCCCGACATCGAGTGTTGTTCTCGTGCGACCGCCTAGCCTGTCTCGACGGATCAGCTTCTGATGAATGCCGCTCGCTCTAGTAACGATCTGCATCAGACGGCAAGTTTTACCACTGCCGCCCTTTCTGTTCTCTGGAGTTCGCTCGTTCAGCAGGTTCCACATGGCGCCCTTGCACGAGCCGAACTCTTCCGCGATCTCCTCGTAGGTGAAGCCGGCGCGACGCATCCTCTGAGCTTTCGCGAGGGGAAACCGCGTCTCACGGGCACCCGTTTTCCAGCCGCCCTCAGGCTCCGGAAGGTCCTTTGTGTGCCGATGCACGGTCATGTGGGCTACGCCGCAATCCGAGGCGATCTCATGAAGCGAGCGGCCCTTCGCCCGCTCTTGCCGCATGAACGCAATGGTCTTCACGGTGACGCGCTCGCCCTGCTTGCGCTTGATCGGGGAAACATCACCCGGCGAAATGAAGGCTGGGCGAACCAGTCGGATATCGACCACAGGCGTCGGCGGTCGGCCACGCTGAAGGCTGATATTACCAGTCGAAGGAAGGTGAAATCCGACCATCGCTCAGCCCACCATCCAGCGGGCGGCAGCGCCGACGAACACGAAGGGGGTCGAGGCCAGGACGAGGATCGCGAGGCAGAACAGACGCTGTTCCGCAGGCATGTCCTGGCAGGCTTCGGGCTCGTCACCGAAGGCGACGGCCGACCAATCAGACGGTCGGCCGTCGAAGTCGGGGAGGATGCCCGAGTGGGCTTCGGGAGCGCCGTAGCGCGAAGGGTAAAGATCAACGGGGGCCATGAGCTAAGCAGCCTCGTCGTCGTTGCGGGAGGAGCGAACGCGAGCCCAATCAATCGGCTCGTCAGACTTGGCACGGTCGCTGCTACGCGCCTGCACGTGCGCGGGGTCGCTGGCTTCGACCTCAGCGGCCTCGTCGGCCATGCCGAGCGTGCTCAGGTACAGCGCGACCATCGAATTGTGCGCGGCGCGCTTCGATGGGTCCTTGCGGCGGATGCTAAGAACCGTCTTGATCGCCGCCACATCAAAGCCGTTACTCTTCGCCTCGGCGAAAAGATCCTTCTTGTCGGCGTTGAGGCCCGCGATCTCTTCGTCCAGGCGCTCGACGCGCTCAATGTAGCTGCGGAGTTGGCCGGCGGAATTGCTGGTCGCGTCGGACATACTCAAGCTCCCGACAGCGTGCCGACATGGGGAAGGTCTTCAACTCTCTCCGCAGGCTCGCCGTGCAACCGCTCCAGCAGCTTATGCGTCACACCATCAATTCCACGACGGCTCGCACTCAGAACCGTGGCATCCCACCACTTTCGAGGAATACTGTTCCGAACCTTCATGACGCGGGCGTACGAGGGATATTTCAGCCCGATGTCACGGGCATACACCTCGGCGCTCGGCCACTTGGCGATCAGAGAGCGGGGGTCATGCGGGATCTGGTGCATGACGGTAGCTGTATCATTAGTAGCGATACAGCGTCAACACCAACGATGCAGGCAAGTCGATACAACAGCGCGAGACGACGACGAACGAGCGCAGTGGTGAAAATGAGTGCGAATGACGAGCGACGGGAGAGGCTTCAAACCGCGAGGGTGGAGGCTGATTTGTCGAACGTGGCCATCGCGGCCGATCATTTCGGTGTTCCGCAGAGTACCTGGCGCGCTCACGAGAACGGCACTCGGGAAATCACGAAGAACGCAGCCCGGAAGTACGCGAAGAAAATGAGCCTAAATTTCGAATGGCTATGGAACGGTGAAGGCGAGATGCGCGCTAAAGTGCCTTATCTGCCTGCGCCGAACGCGAAGCCCGAACCGCGCGAAATCATTGCCGGCCTTAAAACTTTACCTATTGTGGGTCGCGCAAAAGGCGGAAATGGGAGCGCCATAGTGCTGGACGGTACGGTAACGGACCATATTCCCTCGCCTAGGACCCTTGACGAGGTTCCGGGCGCCTACGGCCTAGAGGTAGTCGGCGACAGCATGGAGCCGCGCTATTTTGCCGGAGAGATCGTTTACGTCCACCCGACGCGAACAATCCACAGGGGTGCGCACATCGTTCTTCAAGTGAGAGACGGCGATGGCGATCTGCACGCCTATATCAAGCGGTATGTCGCTACCTCAAACGATCACGTAGTCGTGACGCAATACAACCCCGTTGAGGAAATTCGCTTCGAGCGGGAATCCGTCGAAGCCATGCACCTTATCGTTAAATCCGGCCTCCGCTGAAAAATATGCATCGTTTGTATCGATACGGGTTGACCTGTAGCGATACACAGCGATACAAAAGGGCATCGCCAGACGCGGTGGAGCCCTTCCGTGCCCTTCGAAACCTACCTTCTCTCTCTCCGGCCTGACGACGCCCTAGCGCTCTGCGTTCTCGCTGTAGCTCTCGGCTCATTCGCAGCCGTTGCCAGCCTCGCCGCCGCCTTCGGTTTCATCGTCTCCCCTCGTTCGGAGGGCTGAGACGTGCTCGCCAAAAACCCTCTCATCCAGCCTGACGCCTGGACCGATCTCGCCAACGGCAAGTCCGAACTCACCCGCGACGGCAAGTCCATCGGCGGTATCTACCGCCTCTACGGTCGCTGGTATGCGCAGATCGTTCCGGCCGGGGCTCATTCGCCGACCACGCGCCGCACGCTCGATAAGGACGGCTTCACCAGCCGCCTTGCCGCACAGGTTCGCGTTCAGGATGCGGTTGCGGCCCTCGACGCCGATCCGAAGGCCCTGGACGCGCTTCTAAGTGGTCGTCGCGTGGTCATGCCCGGCGGACCTGGCCGGCGGTCGTATGACGAGGGCCACCTCTTTAAATCTGATCTGGTTTAGGAGGCTGCGTGATGGCTCAACTCACCATCATCCCCTGCGTAACCAAGGGCGAGGTCGGGACCGCCCTCAACCGCATCGCCGATCATCTGGTCGGTGCCGAGTGGGAAGCCAAGAGCATCCTAGCGGCAGTCGCCGAGGGCATCGCGACCCCGGATCAGATCCTTCGCGCCGCCGAGCTTCGTGCCGAGGCCCTGAGCCTTGCCGGCCACCTGAGCGCGATCTGCGCCGCCGTCCCGGCAAGCCGCCCTGTCATTCCCCAGAACAAGGCAGCCTGAACTGGCGCCTCACGCCTCCACCCCGAGCAATCCGCTCACATCGAAAGGCGCACCATGTCCCTCGCACGTCTTCTTGCCAGCATGGACAACGAACATGACGATGATCGCGATGAGCGTTCGTCTCGCATCACCCCACCCGAAGTGCTGTGCTTGACGCTCCGCGAAGTAGCCGAACGCTACAACTCCGACTGCGCATTTAAGGTCGGCGATCTCGTGACTCCGCGCGCCCACTACAATGTTCGCGGCGCGGGTCGGCCGCATGTCGTTGTTGAGGTCTTTGCAACGCCTGTTCGCAATTACGATTGCGTGGAAAGCGTGAGCGACATCGCAAGTCAGGCGTTTGGCTCGAAGAACGATATCCGGGTTGTCGCCGAAGACAGAGAGCAGATCGTCCCGTTTGTGGTCGAGAGCTGGAAATTCGAGCCGTACACCGGACCCGGCTCCAAAGCCGAAAAGAACTGATCCGCTGGCCGGGCCACATCATGCCTGTGGCCCGGCACCCTTATTCTCACAGCAAGGCTGCCTGACATGAGCGCCGCACAGCAAGACAGGGCGGGAGCCTGCACGCTCCGTCGTCGTATCGGCACCGAAGGCTTTTACATTGACCTCGACGGGAAGCAGATCGGCCAGCTTTTCTCGCCGGTTCGCGGCGTCGAGGCCGCCAACACCTGGGTCGTAAGCGTCGATCCGCTGCACGCGATCCATGCCAATATTCTGCCGCCCGGTGCCAGCCTCTATCGCGAGTTCGCGACCTTGGATGCTGCTGCGGATTTCCTTGGCGTCGAAGTGCCTCCTGCTCTGGTTTACGTGCCCTGGTCCTATCAGGACGGCTTCGTGTCGGGGGTGGCGGCATGAACGCGCCCCTCGCCCACGATGTCCTCATCGGACAGGCGATCATCTCCGAGATCCAAGCCGCTGGCATTGGTGAGGATGACGCCGACTTCGCCACGCTCGTTGAGAGTGAGTGCGATGTGCTGGAGCGGATGCGCCGGATCATCCGAGCGGCCCGTCACACCGAAGCGCAGTCAAAGGCGCTCGCCGAGCTTCAGGCCGAGATGCGGGACCGCAAGGCCCGCCTCGACAAAAAGGCTGCAAGCCTCCGTGATGCCTGCAAGTGGGCCATGGGTGAACTCGGCATCAGCAAGCTCGCGGCGCCGGACTTCAACGTCTCTCTGTCCGCTGGGAAGCCGCCGCTCGTCATCAGCGATGAAACCGCCCTGCCCGACGATCTCTGCCGGGTGAAGCGCGAGGCCGACAAGACGGCGATCAAGGCCGCACTGGATGCCGGCCGAGACGTGCCTGGCGCCGTGTTCGGCAATCCCTGCCCCGTTCTGACCGTGAGGGCGTCATGAAAGCTAAGACCATCAAGGCGGCGCTCCGCAAAAAAGTCAACGAGTGGACCGCGTCAATTGAGGACCAAGCCGTTCGCCATCTCGCCGAAGAAAACACGATGGTCACTGGAGGAGCTATTGCGTCGATGCTCCTCAACGAGCCGGTGAATGACTTCGACATCTATTTTCGAAATGCGGCATCCGCTGAAGCTGTCGCTCGATACTACGTCGGGAAGTTCGCTGAAGCCGGCCACCCGCTAGCGCTTGATATCGCGGATGGCCGCATTCGGATCACAACGACAAGCGGTCATCGCGGCGAAACCGCAGGCAGCGTTGAGACACTTGGCTCGGATCAGATTGATGATGTCTACGAGGCCGCCGAAGAAGCTGCGCTTCAAACGGAGGATGACGGTCTACCGAAATATAGGCCGGTCTTCATGTCCACGAATGCGATCACGCTTAGCCATAAGGTTCAGATCGTGCTTCGTTTTTATGGCGAACCAGACACAATTCATGAAAACTACGATTTCGTACATTGCACCAATTACTGGTCCTCTTGGAACGACAGTCTGACGTTGCGCCATCCCGCACTGGAGGCGCTTCTTGCTCGCGAACTTCGATACGTCGGAAGCAAATACCCGGTCTGTTCCGTGATCCGCTTGCGAAAGTTCATCAGACGCGGATGGACGATCAATGCCGGCCAGATACTGAAAATGGTGATGCAGATCGCCGAGCTTGATTTGACCAATCCCAAGGTTCTTGAGGACCAGCTTACCGGTGTCGACTCCGCATACTTCATGCAGCTGATGACAAAGCTCCGCGAGAAGGATCCTGAAAAAGTCAACGCTGCCTATTTGGTTGAAATCATCGACAGGATGTTCTGATGTCTTTCGCTCCGCAGCAAATCGACAGCCTTAAGGCCGGCCTCGACCGCAGCAAGGTCCGTCAGCGCGAGCAGGCAGGGCGCAAGTTCTCCTACGTTGAGGGCTGGCACGCCATCGCCGAGGCTAATCGCATCTTCGGCTTCGGCGAGTGGTCGTCTGAGACAGTCGAGATCCGATGCGTTTCGGAGGCGCCGCGCAAGATCGGCAAGAGCAATCCGCGTGACGGCTTCGCTGTATCGTACATCGCCCGTGTTCGGGTGACCGTGATGGCGGGTGACACGCCAATCGTCCGCGAAGGCGTCGGCTCTGGTCATGGCCTCGACGTTGACCTTGGCCTCGCCCACGAGAGTGCGATCAAGGAAAGCGAAACGGACGCTCGCAAGCGCGCCCTCATGACCTTCGGAAACCCCTTCGGTCTCGCCCTTTACGACAAAGACCAGACGAACGTCGTGGACACACCAGCCGAGCCCGAGCCCACGTCCTCGCAGCTTATGGCCGACGCGATGATCGAAGCGCTCGTCAAGCGTTCCGGCCCCGCCGCCGTAGAGACTTTCTTGGCGAAGGAAGCGATCAAGCGCGATCTCGGTCTCATGGACATGGAGGACTACACACGGGTGATGCGGGTCGCTGCCGAGCGCCGCTCCATTGTGGTCGCACAGACGGAGCGCGCGGCATGATCCGGCCGCACCTCTTTCTTACAAGCCCCGAGGTTCGGCAGCGCGCCATCCGCTGGATCATGGCCGCCCCCCACGGGATGCGCGTCGAGTTCCGCGAGCCCAAGCGGTCGGACGAGCAGAACCGGAAGCTCTGGGCCTCCCTCAATGAGGTGTCCAGGCAGGTCGAGTGGTACGGCACGAAGCTGCCTCCCGAAGACTGGAAGGACATGTTCACTGCGTCCCTGCGTAAGGCTCGTGTTGTTCCTGGTATCGACGCCGGAACCTTCGTCCCGCTTGGAATGCG